GCTTAATTTCTTTTTAGTATTTTCTAATTGAGTTTTAGAAAACTGCAAGTTACCTTCTTCTGCAAGATTAGTGTCTCCTATCGCTTGCTTGGCTTCAGTGCTTAATTCTTTTGTATTTTTGCTATAATCTTTAATAAAGTTTAATACACCTTTACTGTCTTCAAAACTTATTTTTTCAAAACCATTACCAACAAAAAACCTTTTTATTGCATCCCCCATCTTTCCTAGCGCGGATTTTTCAAAAGATATTTTTTCAGTTGCTATTAAATCTGAAAGAACCTGCACATACTCTGTGTTAAACTCTTGTTTTGTCTTGTAATCTCTATTCAATAAAGCTTGATCTACTATTTTTCTTTGTTTAGAACTCAATGCTCTACGCAGACCCTTAACCATAGCTTCCTGCGCTTTAACTCCGCCTACTTTAGCATTTATTATTTTATGTAAAAATTCATGCTTAGCTACATTAATTTGTCCCGTATTTCTAGCGGCCTCTTTGTTAACAAAAATTTTGCCACCCACAGTAAATCCTGCTACATTACCAGCGCTGTCAAAATACTCCTGCTTATTAGCTTTGTCAACCTCACTCAGGTTTTCCATTGCTGCTTTAGTTTCTAGAGTAGAATTAAGCACAGTTGCTTCTATGTCCTTAGCGAAGCCTTCTTTTTTAACAGTTGTTTTTAAGAAATCAATATTTTCGTTAAGCTTCATATCAGATATGCTTTGCTTTGCGCTGTTATATTGAGACTCAAACCCTTGTTTGGCTACATTATATTCTGATTCAGATATTTGGTTTAATCTACGTTTTTTATTTAATTCAGTAATCTTATAAGCTGCTGCATCAGCAAGATCGCTATAACTTTCTAGCTCTGATATTTGCCCATTTGTTAGACTGTTGTATATTTTATTACCTCTAATAACTTGGTTAGCTATATTTTCTTCTATAGCATCTATTTCAGCTTGTATGCCTTCTTTAACGGTTTCGTCTGTAGCTTTAGCGAACTCTAGTTGCTTTGCCGATAAAGACTCTAGGTTTTTATCTAGCATATCGCCATCAACGGTTTGCCTAACTGAGTTCATAGCTTTAATACTATATGATCCACCGACCATACCGCCAGCTCCTACTAATCCTTGTAATCCCGCTTCTAAACCTTCTTCGCTAGTAATAGCATTGTAGAACGCTTCAATTGCTTTAGAATTCTCTTTAGTACCTGCAACTCTACCTAATTCGTCATTTACAGCGTCAGTACCGTGTTGTGTTATCTCTGTTGCAAATTCGCCAACCCCCGTTCCAAATATAGTTAAAGCTGCTTTCGCTTTTTTATTGTACATTATTTTGTTAAGCAATTGCTTAGGAAGTTTTCTAACTGCAAATGCCGCCGGACCTTTAATTTTACCCCTAGTCCCAACTACTGCCGCGGCCACCATTGCATCACCTATAACTTCTGCTGCCATATTAGCAGTGCCTAAAGCAACTGGAACAACAGTTTCAGCCTCGCCACTTTTAACAAGCTCCTCTAATGAAATACCTAAATTTTCAGCTTTTTGTTTGTTGTATTCGGCATAATTTCTTGCTGTAAAATCAGCCATATAGCCCATAAATCCTGTTCCTATCCCGTAAACCATGCTCCCGAAACCGTTGGTAACAGCGTTTACAGCACCAGCAACCATGCCACCATAATCACCTTTATTATAAGATTCGATTATGCCTTTAGTTTGCTTCATTTCTTTTTGGTCTTCCTCGTACCTTTTTAAAGCATTTAAAGTATTTTCAGCACCAATATCCCCGCCGATAAAAGCATCTTTATTTTCTAAATTTTTTTGTCCAAATATAGAGGAATAAATAGCATTTGTTGCAATATCTTTTGCAGCATCTTTTCCCCCGTCGTCTCCCCAAAATTCAAGTACGTCGTCAAAATTTTCAGCAACATTACTAAGGCTATTTTTTATACTTTGCCATGTAGTTAATTCAGGCTGTGACCCCAATGAACCATCTTCCGATTTGGATCCCGTAGCGTTTTGGTTTGACTCCACAGCTGGATCCGCACTTGCAGAGTCGTTTGTCTTTACTGGCTCTGCTGTATTAAAAAATTGAGAAGTAAAATCACCAAATGTTTTAGTGTAACTTCCTGATTCTTTTAGAGCTCCGTATAGTTTTTCTTGGCCCTCTTGACTACCAAATTGTGATTGAAAGTCAGAGAAAGATTTAGTATATTGACCGCTGTCTCGCAGTGCTTCAAATAATTTTTCCATTCAATTAAAGATTATCTAAGGATCCTGTATTAGTGTTTTTCGGCGCTTCATTATTGTTGTTACCTGAAGGATAGGAATTTATAAAATGACCCTCTGCTTTTTTGCCGAAATTTGAGTTTTGTATATAAAATTTATAAACAGATGAAGGGTCGTTTACATCTACAGATATACCCCTAGAATAAGAAGGGTTAGTATAATTGTATCTAAACATCTGTGAATCGCCATACATTTCTGTAAATTTCTTTTGTGCTTCTTCACTGTCTTTTTCGTCTTGACCCGCTAAGTACTCTTCGTAAAACTCTGCTCTACTTTTATATTTTATATTTTTATCAGTAGGGTCTAAACTGTTAGCTGCTCTGGCTATAGAAGTAGCATCTCCTGCGGTTGACTGTGAAAGATCTAAAGCTTCTTGGGCTCTTGGTTGGCCTAAGTTTATTTCGTCTCTCAAGGCACCACTATATCCACCAGTACCTCTACGGCTAGATGGTCTCTTGTCGTTTGCTCCTTGAATAGATGAATCTACAAAAGCATTCATATAACTATTAAGAACTTCCTCTCTTAATAAGTCTTCGTTTTCGGGTTCAAATAAAGACGGATCTTCTAAATTCAATCCACCCTGTACAACAAAGTCATCCGATGCAAGTGACAATAAGCTATTTCTACCTCCTTGTGTAATTAGTTGGCTAACCTGCTGGCGTATCATGTTCTTACGGGCGCCCTGTAAAACTTTACCTGAATTATAAACATTTTCGTTTATCTGCATGATCTTATTAGCACCATCGAAGTCTTTAAGAAAAGGCTTTTTTGTTTGACGATAAGATTTAAACTCGCCACCGTCTTCATTCCAAAAGTTTAAAGCTCCACCTTTACCAATACCCAAAGTGCTTTCCCCTGTATATATATTAGATGCGGAACCTAACGTGCCTATATTGTTGCCTTCACTAAGCATGCCGTTATCGAAGTCTTTAACATAGTTAAGCTTGTCTTCTTTGTAAGTGTTTAATTCCGCTGCTAAGTTTGTAAAAGAATTTCTAATCTCGTTTAGTTGAGACACACCTTCCATATACATAGGGTGATCCGGCTCTAGATTAGATACTCTCATAGCGGTATCTGCATAAATTCTTTTCTGTTGTACCAGATAATTTGTTACAGCACTTTGTTGTGTAGGGTCTAATTGTGTAACGTCAAACTCAGAGTTTAAAGATTCTATATAATTAGCTACTTTGTTGTTTATAGCTGCTTTTTTTGCCTGCTTTATAGCCATTTGCTTAGCTCCTACAGCCATAGTCGAGGCAAGACTTTTTTGAAAAGCGTCTCCCCAGGTGGATTGTTTACTCGCTCCAACAAGAGCGGCTCCTTTAATTAATGCGTTGTCTGCCATATTATTATTATTTTAGCCTTGACCTAAACCTAAACCACTCAATAGGTTTTGTCCAAATCCATTACCTCCGAGCATACTTCCGCCGCCTCCCATGGTTGCAGCACCTGCTACTCCTCCTACTACACCGCCAATACCGCCAACAATTGCATTTGTAGCATCTTGTCTGGCTTTATTAGCAGCTCCTAGTCTTTGTTGAGACATACCTAATAGCGTACTTGCTTTTTCTCTTTCAGCGTCTCTAGATATTAATTCTCCTTTTTTCTCGTATAATTGTAAATTAGACGCTTGCTGTCTTTCAGCCATTTGGTTTGATTGTTCTTGTCTACCAATATCAATAGAGGCTTGTTTAACCTGTTGAGCCTGCTGCCCGGCTAGCGATTGAGCTAAAGCTGCAATACCTGATCCCCCAGCTGATCCTTGTAGATTACCCATTATATTAGCTAAGCCTTGATTAGCCTGCTGAGCTTGAAATTGTGCAGCTTCTTGGTTAACCGTAAGATCCTCCATAGTGTTCTGCATATTTGTGTACACATTGGATGTATCTAAGTTTTGAAATGCGGCCTTGTTCCTGTTAAACTCCGCTTGAGCTCTTCTTTGCTCTCTTTTTCTTTTACCAGAGCCGATTATACCGCTAGCAATACCAGTTAACCCGCCTACTATCTGTCCTATCATTATATTAAGTTTTTATAGTTTTATTATTACGTATTATTTACTACTTTCAAATACCTCCGAAGCGGTAGAAAATAACTCAGCATATTCTAATGAATCGTTTGTAAATTGTGCCTCAGCAAAATACCCTTTTAATGATCCAACTTCTCCTATCGGATTTATAGCATAAAATATAAAATCTGTAGAATCAGGAGGTGATACCCCGTCGGGCGCATCTACTACTATTTGTATAGGGTTTACCCCTATAGCCACGATTGGTCCCATTTGTACTTCTACTCCTTCAGAAGCATCTAGATACCAAGCTATATGACCTACTTGTATTCCTTGAGGAAGTGGATTTGTGAATTCTATATTAAATATAGCCATATGTTAATTTTTTTAAGGTTGGAAACATGCCATGCAACTATTTGCTGTGGGTTGTCCAAAATCAATATAATATTGAATAACCCCTATTGATGTAGTACTTATAATTTCTGCTCTTATTCTCGCCCCAGAAGAGCTAGTTGTCACACAAACAAAGTCTCCCACCGAGTAAGTGTTGCTCATTGTTTGCAAACTTCCGCCAGAAAACCCCTGTGTTCCTGAAACAATTTTGTTATTGCCTAAGCCCCCGCATAAATTAACTTCATAATAAGCAGGCTGCGTTCCGCCGCAATTTGCACAAGTTCCATTAGTTAAACCGAGCGCTGTTTGCTGTCTAAAATTTTCGTTTGCCATAATTATATATTAAGGTTGAATTGAACAATTAAAGTCTTCGCTATAATACCCGTTAGGAGCTAGAGCACCTCCGCTTAACGCGGTAGTAGCGTAGAAATTTGTAGCCGTTGTAAAGTTTTCCCCTGCAGGAACATAGACCGTTACTGATTGCTTGTTACCACAGCAAAGAGCTGTTTGAGTTGTTGCGTAACACAGCGTTAATGCGGTATAACAATCAGGACATGCAATGGCTGCTGTTTGGAAAGTTGAGGTGGTCGCATCGTAATTTCTATATATAGTCCCATCAGAGTAACTACCACTTTGAGTAGTAACCGTACCCGAGGCGTCTGTATATATTTCAGTTGCTGTGGACAATAACGTCGTATCTAAATAAACAGTTGCAGATGTTGTTGTGCAGCAAGAGCCGGTGCCAGGGCTTGAATCATATTGTAAAGTGTATGGTCCATTTGCAGAGCAGCTAACGCAATTTACAGGTCCGGTTGAAAATTCTGCGCCACTCCATAATCTGTGAACTCCATTACTAGAATAATATAACGGCCCTTGAGCTAAAATTTGGCCAGCGTTGTCTTCAAATATTTTTGTGGCTGTTGTAAACGACGCAGTGTCCATAAAGTATTCCGTAGAGGAAAGGCTACAACAAGCTTCGTTGGATGATTTACCTTGCAATAAAAACACGCTATTTAAAGAAACAATTTCGAATAGATTATCTAAGTCTAATTTAAAGGTTGTATTTGTATCTCCAAATCTTTCGACTATTATTTGACCATTAACAACCGCCGAAGTTGGAGGAGTTAACAGCTCAGATGTTAATCCAGAAGGATCAAAATTAAATCCATTAGCATTTGTAAAGGTAATTTCAACAGCACTATTTAAGCTAAGAGACGCTGGTATATAAGTTATACTATTTGAGGTAACGCTTGTTACTGTGGCATCAAGAGGTGCAGTAGTTGAGCCGTCAAAATTAAATCTCATGCCCGACACAATTCCCGCAGTGCTGCTCATTGTGGCTGTTCCTGCAGAAGCGCCTGTGACTTCTTTTACTACATTTTCAAAATTTTCCCAAGGCATATTGCCGATGTCCTGGCTAATAGCTAAAGGCGATCCGTTTATTGAGGATATAATCCATTGTATTTCAACAATAGCCATATCTGAATTTGGTGCTGGCGCGGCTATATAATCACCTATATTTTCTACGCTAAATCCTCCTTGTAAATTACTAGATGTTTTAGGCTCCCAATAACCTTGAATTTTATTTGCCTGAACAAGCTCTATAGGAGTATTTACAGAAGAAGCTATATCTCCAGTTATGCTTAATGTCCAATTAATATTTGAATTTGTAGCATTTTCCAAAAACTCAATATTATATTGTTGAAGGCCAGAAGCACCCATTGTAATATTCTGGGCTATGTTCTGTGTTGTAATACCATCTGTTAAAGTTATGCTATACACTGCTCCTTCTTCACCTGATACATTCAATAATCTAGTATCACCAAAATCTGGTATTACAGATAAAGGTATTGACCATGCTGTTATCTCCTGAGAAGGTACGTATATTGCGCTTGCTTTAGGTATATTAAGTCTAATCTCATCTCCTGAAACATCACTAATTGGGAATGTGTATGAAATTTCATACCCAATAGATGTTAACTGATTTTCGGAATTATACCCAGGTGTTTGGCTTATAGTATAATTAGACTGGTTGCCTTCTATTATTTGAGCGCTGGGAGCTACATTCATGTAGTACCCCGTATCTGCAGTAAAAGTTTTAGAAAATAAAGATACAGTCTGCCCTGGGCTGCCGGAACCAGCGTAAGGAACATCAGTCTGACTAACAGGCGTTATGTTTGCCCCCACAACAGAAGTGTAGGTGCCTGAAATAAGAACCAAATTAACATTAGCTTCCCCAATAATACATAAAGGTATTGTTAAATTTGAAGAAGGCATTGTTACATTTGGTTTAAAAACAACAGTGCATATAACGTTATCGCCACTTTGAGTAAAACTAACGCTATCCACATATGGGTTAGAAAAACTAGGGTCTAAAGAAAAGTCCCCTGCACTAACAGCATATCCATTTGCCGCAGAAATTGTTATAGTTGCAGATCCTACTTCTAATACTAGGTTACCATTCTCTATAACCGTATAAACAGCAGGTGAAAAAATGTAATTATTATGAGTAACTGGCATATTGTTTTATTTGTTATGGCGTTGTACAATTAAAGTCAAATGTATTGTATTGCTCTATCGCGGTTATAACTCCAAGAGTGTTGGTGGTAATTATAAACCATTCATCATCTACAGTTGTGCTTGATGTCCAGTAGTTACCAAAAGGATGCATTAACTGCCCATTCCAAGCATTTCCTAATCTATAAACTTCTTTTCTACCAAATGCGCCAGGGTTACCTTGTGAATTGTGATTCTTTTTGAAAAAACCTTGAGCGACCGTGTAGCTATAAAGCTGCGTTCCAACTTGAAAATCACCTGGCCCATACCAATAAAGAGTAGGTACACTCCATCCTTGATTTCTTTCTTGAGGATCCAGACTATTGTAGGTTATCATAAATTGTTTAATACCACATACGACCTGTTGGCTTGTCTTGAAAGGTATACTAAAATTATAACCAGAAACACCCGGCATAGGACTACTAAGCGCACCTGTGCCTCTTAGTGATCTATCTGGATCGCCTTGACACGCTGTTAGTGTACTATATTGTGTATATGAAGCTATTACCCCGCTAGAATTTAGTATCATTACATAATATGTAAGCGGAACAGGCGTAGAGTTGTTATAGTCTAACCCAGCGTGATCCACCGTTAATGCTGCTAAATATTGGCCGACACCAACAAACAAATAAGCCCCTGCGCTAGTAATAGGCTCATTAGTTAAGTTGTTGTACATTTGAGTGCCTGGCTGTAAACCATCTGCTAAAACATATGAAAATGCGGTTCCATCGTTTAAAACGCCGGTGTAATTTTGATTTACTAAATTGTAATGATCCTCTATAGCACATTTAACTTCTTGTGCAGTTGTTAGTGATTCTATGTTTAAATCATAAATTGGGTCATTTTTAGTGTTATCCCATATATTAATAAAAAACTGTGTTGTATCAGGCACAGTGCCTCCAGACCCACTGCATTCAGGGTCTATAGTAACCGTAAGAATATAATTTTGAGGGTCAGGGTCTACCACATCGGGTTCGCCTATCCCGTCTCCTAGCTTACACACATGCAAAGCTTTTATGTAGTTAAAATATTTCCCCTCTTTATTTTCAAATTCTTTAACCTCTCCAGCCTCTAAATTTGTTCTAATGTAATTAGTATACCAGCCTTCTCTTTTAATTCTGGATGCTGTAGGGATTATTTGACTAGCATTTATTTCAGCTATAGAGTACCATACGTTATTATATAAATATTCTATTTCACGAGCGACTGTTCCTGTGTAATTTAAAGCACTAAAACCTTTTACAACTTGTGGCATTTCATTAAAAAGAACATTTACAGTACTATTGTATTGTATTCCGTAAAAATTATTTCTAATGCTTCCTCCGTTGTGGTGGTGCATTAAACCATTTTTAAATGTATAATATTCATTATTTAAAGAAACCCCACTTTCCGGAATAAAACTTTTTCTGCTTGTCCAACCGTCTACTTTTTCTTTAAAAGACACTGTAGTAGCTTCACAAACGCTATTAGGTTCTGTTTGAGAATCACACTCTACGGTCAAATTATATTCTTTGTCTTGAGAAAGTATTTTTTCCCAATCATTAGAAAGCTTATTTAAAGTTATATTGTATAAATCTTTATCTTCGTCATAGCTTCCTATAATTTTTGTAGAAGTATAAGTATTATCCGCAAAGAAATCCTCCATGCCCTTCTCGGAAATAACAGTAATACCATCTCTAGATAGTCTAATAACCGCTCCTCGATTTTTGTCTGAGAAGTAAGCTCTAAAAGCATGAGACGCAAAAGACTCTGGGTTTTTAGATATACCATAGTTTCCTGCATACGGTACACTTTGTCCTAAAACTGCTTTGTTACCGGTTAACTGAGAATTACCATCAGCGTTAAATAAAGCGTCTTTATTTGCTAAAATTCTAAAACACTTGTCCTCGCAAAGGGTAATTAGATCAGTATCACGGGCATGTAGTTTTTGTATTGTACCATGTACCGGGTTCAAATCTTTTGTTATAGCTTCCGCTTGTATGAACTGATTAAGTCTATTAATTCCAGAAGTTGAATTAAATATTTGTGAAAATATAAATCCACTGCCCCTTCTTTCTGCAGCATAAGGCTCATCTATTATAGAAGAAGCTTTTACACCTTTAGCTATTGTAGCCGCATTAAAATCATCTCTAATTCTATTTGACTCTACTCCATTCCCAAAGCTAAAAGCATTGTAATAACTTAAGGTGTAAGGCTGATTAAATTGAGATATTGGTAAAGCATCGCTAGCTTCATAGTATATATCTAAATCAATAGCCTCTTTAGGTTCTGTTTCAAATATAGCCGGGTCCGTAGAAGACAATGTTTTATTTTCTTCTTTAGGAACTTTTTCTAATATTTGTATTTGAGCTATAGGGTTTGATCCCACTCTATTTGAAAATAAGCCGAAGTCCTCGTATGGTTCGTTAAATGTTATATTCCATTGATTTCTACCATTACTGAAGTTGTCATAGTTTGAATTGCTTGACCTCAGACCTCTTCTCTTAAATGCTCTATCTGTTGCTCTTATACTATATATTTGCCCTATATTTCCAGCGGCATCTGCAAACCTAATATAAGTGCCAACTTTAGAAAGATCTTCCATTGATCCTCCAAGCCACGAAGCAGGATTGTTTCTATCCTCTCTGAGTAATCCATGTACCATTACGGTCCACTTTGTCTTGTCAGCACATTCTCCCGGGTATTTCCAAGGGCATTGGTGACCATGAGGCCTTCTTCTGCTGCTGCTACCGGAATTATTACCTTTATCATACCACACAGCTTGTTGAGAACTGTCGCCGTTTCCTTGGGTTTTAAATGGTAAAACTTGAAAAGAATTTTTTATACCGTACTCATCCTCTTGTATAGGGAATGTGTCGACCACATTCTTTTCAAACCCAACATCTCTATTTATTTTAGCAAAAAACCTACCGCTAAATTCCGGCAATTCTTTATCTTCCTCTTCAAATAAAACTATAGTTATTGATGAGCCTACTGGTAAAGAATTTAAGAAAAAGGCTTCATCCCCTAAAGGTGTGTCTATAGAAACACCATATTGATTACCAGCCCCTGTTGGTCCACCAGATTGTATCTCATAAACATCTGTTGAATTTGAACCAAAACTTATGCGCAAAGAAGCATTAGAAGAAAAACCTCCTGCAAAATTAGGATCTGCATCAGCGGAAGGTCCAGTAAATTTAAAAAATACACTGCCTACTTGAGGTCTAGCTGAAGATATAGTGGTTACGTCAGACCTACCAATTGCTTTTCTTCTTCTTTTTATAAATGTAGGCGCTTCGTTGGATATAGAGAGTATTCTATATTTTAAAAGCTCTTCCACAGACTCAGGCGTTGCGTGCTGCTTTTTAAGTATCAAATAAGTGTCCTCTGTTACTTTGTTTCTTTCGGACGAAGGGAACGACAGCCAAACATTGCCATCTTCAGCGGGGTAAAATCTATCTAAAGCTAAATTATAATATTCATTAGATATATCTTTTATAAAAAACTTATAATGAGTAGCCCAATCTGGAGCGTCCCCGGAAGGAGATAACTCTATTTTATTAATGTCATTTGAATTAAATACGGAAAAATCAACGCCAGCAGAAGAATCTGTAACCACAGGTGTTTCTCTGCCATACTCGTCTTTAAAAACAACGCCTGTTTGGTAGTTCCTTATTGACTTTATAGATTTTTTAGCTCTATTATAATCGTTATCGGAGGATTGATCTGGGTGAGGCTGACTTAAAGCCGCGGCGTTTAAGCTAACCGTAGTAACAGGATAATTTTGTAAATAATTAGCAAATACAACCCTGTTTCCTATCACTTCTTGTGACTTTGCTTTTCTTGGAACGTTATCCCATGGTCGTAAAAGCTGGTTAGATTCTACTATGTTACCGATTATTTCAGATATTATATTAAAATCCGTGGGTAAACTATCTACCCCAAAATAAGGAGAGTAATTTTTCTTTTTTAATGTATCTACAACGTAAACAGCAGGTGAGCTATCTTCTTTGTAAAGAATATCTAATTCTATAACCTCGTCGCTACCCCAAGTTAAGTTTTCAACTATTAGCTTTCTAATATTATTGGACATGCCTTTGTTATGCCCGTCTGATGACAGGTATGCAAACTCTGCTCCTACAAAAGCCACATCGCTAAACGTTGAATAACAAGAATACTCTCCATCTTCATATTTCCATCTATATGCAAATCTTGGAAAAACGTATTCAAATAAGGGTTCCTTTTCCTCTAAAATACAATCCCATATAACTGGGTTTTCAAAAACCTGTATTTCTGGGCTAATAGAAAGTATTTTTACCTTTATATTGACCGGGTTGATTATAGAAACAACTAAAAGCCTAATTTCATATGAAAAAGTTTCATTGTACTCGTTACTATAAGATCCTGATAATAAAATTATATCACCTTCATTCCACACCCCCTCAATAGAAGAGCTTACCGTTATATTTATTCCCTGCCCATAGTTGCTAGGTAAATTACTGTCGCTATAATAATTTGGATCAGTTTCAATATTATCTTCATACACCCCGTGAGTAGGCATAGATTCTGTATCTCCCGCGGCTTCTACTGTATCTGGTATGTATGTAAAGTTTTCTAAACCTGAAGTAGTAAATAGTGTTGAAACCGGCGTCACGCCTGTTCCTGGAATATCAGCACCAAACTTACTTGCGGCTAAATTGAGTGTTGGAGCGGTAAGAGGTGATTTTTTTATAAGCGTAATGTCTTCTTCCGCAAAGTCTGGCCTTCCTGCTAAATTATTGTTATAAGTTTCTGATAACGGATTGTAATCAGGTATTTTTGAATGAGTTGCAAAGTCAGTGGAGCCAGTTCTAAATTTTTCAATATTAATTTTTTTAGGCTCCATTTGATCATCAGTAAACAAAAGAATGCCTTCTATTATATTTATGCCAGTTATAAGATAAGACGGGCTAAACTTTAATATATTATTAGTGTCAACTAAAATAGGAAATACTACATTTTGAGTTTGATCATATTCCGCTATAGCGCTAACTCCGTCAGATGCTATAAACCAGTATATTTTTTCTGTTGAGGGATCTACATATGATCCTATACAAGAAGCGTTTTGCAAGGAGTCTATGAAATTATCTTCCCATTCTAAACTTCTACCTGACTTTCCTCTTAATTCTAATGTTCCCTTTAAGTTTTGAAGAGCCCCCACATTACTGCCCTCTGAGTTAGCTAAATCTAAATTTAAAGCATCTCGATATTCACCGTTTGGAACTAACCTCTCGTCGAGGTCTTTGTTCATTCTACCGGCTTGAAATAAGCGTACAAACTCTGGCATGTGTTAATGTTTTATTTGCTTGGATTTATTGCGCATGACTTGAGCAATTTCTTCTATTTTTATATTTGATAATCTTAATTTTGCATTTCTTTTAGCCGCGGCTTTTTCTTTTTTAAACCTAGCTACTAAATACTCTGGTACATTAGAACGAGTAGATAAAACTGAATGAGCTATGTGCTTATACATCGCTTCCTCTGCAAACTTATGCAAAGTCATATCCTCGTCTTTACAATCTAACCCGTCTGAAATATATTTTAAAGTAATAATTTTATTGCAAAGACTAGAGTCAAAATATATAATACCTGAAACTTGATCTATATAAAATACCCCATTTGACTGGGCGTTGGACGGAGTAAGACCATATCTTCTTCCAAAACTTGGTCTGTGTGTTTCCCCTATACCGTCGCCTTTATGTGTTTTATCTTGAAATCTTTTTTGTGTTTCAGAATCTTCCGCTAAAAGCAATTGTCTGTTTTGCTCGTCAAATAAATACTGAAAACGATCGTCCTGTAGTATAGGTATAGGATTAGAGGTATTTATAGCTGGATATATAACGTGTTCTAAGCCGTTAGAATCAGTCCAGGTTAGTTTTACATAGTTAACGTAGTCTTGAGGCAAAACCATGCCTAAGGTTGGCCCTAATTCGATCTCTTGCGATTTAATTGAAGGCAATATATCAAAGCTAAATTCTTGTATTCCACGCATTGCATGAAACACAACGTCGGTTCTTTTTAATTTAGGTATAATCTTATCCTCACCTACATAAGAAATCATAAAATTATTTATAATATCTTTTATTGTTATAAATTGGTAATTACCATAATTTTCATCCCAACTGTTCCATTGTCCGTCCGGGCCTAAGTAATATTGCTCGTTGTTTTCTGTTATTAAGCCCATGTATTAAGATTTTTGTTGTTGAATAGTTTCCTGTTCTTCTTTGTCAAATACTTGATATAGATTAAGATCTTTTATAAGTATTCCAGACATTTCTAATATTTTTATAACTAACTCAGTTTCCTCTGAAGGGTGCAACTCAAAATTAGTGGTAGTATTAACGTCATATAAAGGTTCATTAAATACTATTTGATAGCCCCAAGTTACCGGAGATGGCTGCTTTATATATGTAGCGCTAACTCCAGATTGTATTTCTTGGTCACCGTATACTTTAACGCCTCTATCGTCCGCCGTGTATATAGGGCGTACATTTTTAGGTTTTGTTAATGGGGAAGAATTTATGTACAGGAACTCATTAGGATTTATACGTTCCGCTATTACATCTTCTGTTGTTGTAACAGGCGTATTAGGCCCCAGGGTAGGATCTAATATATTTCTAGTAGTAGAATTAGCATATATAATTGTGCCAAGTCTATATAGGTTTGAAGGCAATGTAAAAAACCCGTCGGTTCCAGCTTGATAATTTAAAACTGCTTTAGTTTCAAACAATGCTATTTTTTCATTAAGCAACCTAAGCATATCGGAAAATTCTGTAGAATTTCCTGGTACTCTCCCGAATTGATTAATATCATAAAAGTATTGCTCAAATAAATCCATTTGCGCTTGATTTGCAAATAAATTAAACTCTTGAGGCGTAACATACCCTCGTTGCTCTTTGTTGAGTATTCCTAATACTCTTTGATAAACAGTGTTTATGCTTACAGCCATGTGATGTGTTTTTAATTTATAATAGTTAAGCCACCTTTAAAGCAGCTTAACTACTATAAAGTAACTTACTAAATTTTATTTACTATAACTTTGTAAACTTCCATACCTTCATCTGTCTTAAAATACGCAGCTAACGCTGAATATGGATGTTCATCAAAAGGAACAGTCATTAATTTTCTATTTGTTTCCCCATAAGTAAATGTTCTTTGATCAGGGGATAAGGTTATAATTTTAGCTTCTACTGCTTTAGCTCCAACGTTTCTTAAATGCACGTTGTCATCAGTTGCTAAATTTATAAATAAAGTTGGATTTCTTTTTGCAAATATCATAAGATCTCTCTTAAGTTCACTTGAAGAAAGCCCAGAGACTTTACTTCCAATTTCAACCCTTAGTATAGCTTCAGCTTCTTCAGTGGACATTGCTTTAGCAGCTGTTAAAGCCTGCAATTCCAACTCAATCCAATCAATTTCGTTTTCTGATATAGACACAGGGTCATGCTCATAGTATTTAACGTCTTTGTTTGGATGATATATTGAAAGAAATTTTTGAAGTATTACATTTTCTTTAGGTACGGTTAAAGTGCCATCCCTAAAAACTATTCTGCCTAATGTAGCATTACCTTTTTGTTCGTCGGCAAAAGGTGATTTTTGATTAGTTGCATATCTTAATTCTCTTTGAAAACCAAGTTCTTTATCAAAATAAAGCAAAGGCTTTCTTGAAGAATGTTTGGATTGCATTGAATACACTATAGGGTGCTTGTCTCCTTTTAGCACATAAACCCTGTCCTTAAACTCAAACACAGGTTTCTTTGGTGCTTCTATAATTTGTTTTTTAATTGCTTCTTTTTTAGCAATTGGCTGAGGTGCAACCTCAATAGGTGTTTCTGCTTCTTTAGCTTTTTTAGCCATGATATAATATAATTAAATAATTTATAAAAGTAAAGGCTACCCCCGTTAATAAAACGAGGGTAACGATTACATTAATTTAGTACTATTTTTTCAATAATACAAAGTTGTTAGCGGCTTGCACACATAAACATCTTTCTGATAAGAAATGTACGTTCATTGCGTCTTCGTCACTAGTGTAGTTTCCTCCTACTGATCCAGTAATCCAAGATTTTAATCTACGATCATCAGCTTCAGAAGCTCTGTAGCGAATGTGTAAGAAAGGTCTTGAAATATTCTGTCCTAGCATTTGGTCGTAAACTGTTGAAGTTCCAGCAGGAACAATAACACCTTCGATATCCCCAACTAAACCACGAGTTGTAGCGTCGTTTAAGTATTTCCAGTCTGTTTTGTAGAAATCGTAAGATCCACGTCTGAAACCAGAAAATCCTAAGTTAAGTGCCATATCTTCAGAGTTCTCAAATACACCATAAGATGTACCATTTGCTCCGTAAGAATTTTGTGCAGCTAACATGTTGTCGATACTCAAAGCAGTACCCCTATCTAAGAACATCATATTCTCTTCAATAGCTCCTTGCTTATCAAGCTCCGCTAAAATAGTATCAAATTCTGTAATACCCTCTCCAGCAGCTGTTCCGTCAAAATCAGCTCCTTCATAAACTAATCCTCTTGCCTCAATAGCAGCAAAAAGTCCGTCAGAACCTGATATAACATTACCACCTCCAAATTCATTAATTGGGTCAGTGTTGATTGTTACAGTTGCTTTTTCAGCTTCAATCATTGCCATTTCTAATTGGTCTTCAAAACGGATTCGAGCTTCGTGCTCTGATTTCAAATACCATAAATACCCTGATGTTCCAATTTCAGTAGTTACTTCTACCCACCCGATTTGAGCGGTGTCAGAACCGTTTACATTGTACTTATCTCTAAGGATAATTGGCTTGTTATTAAATTGCTCAAAAGCAGCGTCTACAGAAGTTCCCGCGTTAGCAGAACCTTTTCCATATTCAGAACCGTATACAAATACTTTTCCTTTTCCTGCAGCTACCGGTGTTAAGTTTCCTTTGTAACCTGCTACCGTTAAAGTTGCAACTCCAGTTCCTGCTACAACTACTTTTTTAACATAAGCCTTTTCTACTACAGTACCAGCTTCATTAGAAACTGCTATTGTAGCTCCAGCTCCAATAAGGTTTTTGTTAGTAGCATTTGCTCCTGCTGGTATAACTACAGTTGTAGTTGTAACCTCTACGTCATCGTAAGCAATATGCAAACGTCCTTGTTCAGACCATACTACTGTATCAGAAGCCATAGGCATTTCTGCTCCTACCATTCTTAAGAATCCAGAGATAGTACGATTTCCGTATCTCTCCACTTCTTTTTCATACACTTCTGGTAAGAACTGTTGTGTAAATTTCATGTCATCTAATGATAAGTAATTATCATTAAACAAAGTTTGTGTTGGGCGTGGCGTTAAGTGAGCTAATGCTCCTGCGCTACCCGTAAATGATCCTGCCATTTTATTATTTTTTTAATGGTTATTATTTTCGTTTTCTAATTTTAAACGAAGCGGCTGTTTTTCCACCTGATACAGATCTTACTTTCCAGCCATTAGGAGCAGTGACTTCTTCATGAGCCCCTCTCGGACTCATATCAATGTTCTTGGCTTTCGAAACAGATTCTTTCATAGCATCGGCTTTGCCTTGCTCGTAAAAGTGATTTGCAATCTTATCAGCGTTCATGGCGGTAAATAAAGACTTGTGATACCCTCCAGCATCTGACATTTCATTTTTATCATTCAAGAACTTCTTGACAAAATTATTAATGTCGCTTTGAGTATTGCGTACAGTCTCTACATCATTAACATTGTACCTAAATTTTTTATCTCCGACTGAAAAATCAAAACCTTTGAAGTTCTCTGAAAATAATTTTTTGGTTTGAGTATTAAATGTAGAAGCCTGCTCTTCAGCTACCTTAATTGCTTCTTCGTTTTCTTTTTTATAGCGATCAAAAAATTCAACCGCTTTTTTTTGTTCAGGATTTAATCTCGATCCTGCTTTTATTTCTTCGTAATACTTACTTTTTAAACCATCTAAATGGCTTTTAGCTTTTGCTAATTCTTCTTTGTAAGCTATTTTCTTTTTTCTAACCATCCTTTCTTCATCTATCTCTTCGTCATAGGAAAAGTTATCTTCCATTAGAAAGCTTATTTCTTCTGAATCTAGATGAGGTCTTGTGGTTTCGTAGTATTCTCTAAGTAATTGTGATTCGCTTAGTTCTGAATAATTAGTATTTAACTTAACGTAGTCCTGTAAACTACCGCCGGTTTCATTCATAAAGTCTACAACTTTTTGAATATTTTCTGGTAATTCAATACCAGCGTCCGACTCGACTATAGCTTGTTCAACCTGCTCAGTAAGCTCTTCAACTTGCTCTTCAACCTCTTCGTTAGTTATTTCTTGTAAAACGGGTTGCTCTTCATTTTGAACGGGCTCTTGTTGTTGTGGTATTTCTTCAACCACTTCTTCGCTACTTCCCTTGTCTTCGGGTTGCTCGACAGGAACATCGCCTGCATTTGCTTCTTGTTCTGGAATGGCATCCTCTTGTGGCTTGTTTAATTCGGATAAATTAACCTTAATGACCCCATCGTCAACAGACATAGGGCTATCCTGTTTTTGTTCTACTACTTCTTCAGTAGCAGTTTGGTTTTCTACTTGTTCTGACATGATAAAATATTATATAATTATTACTATTATTATTACTTAGGGTCGAAAGAACCTAAGTCGAAATCTCCGCTAAGTATATCGTTTCCACTGGATTCGAAATTTTTAGGCGGTAAATCGTTTTTTCTTTGATTTATTAATTCACTTTGCTGTGTTGCTTGTATTTTTGTTCGGTCATCTTTTCTATCTTCTTTTTCCTGTATCTCAGACTTTCTTCCAGAGACCTCTAAGCCTTTAAGTTGCATATTCATTTGAAACTCTAATTGCATTAGCTCTTTTTTAAGAGCAGCTTCCTGCATTAATTTTTGAGTATCTATTTGTGCTTTTGCTTGCTCTAAGCCTATTTTTTGTTCTGTTAAAGCTTGGCTCTTCTGTACTTCAGCTTGAGCTGCCACCTGTTGCGCTTGAGCATTAGCCTGCGCTTGCGCTTGAATATTTTCTTGCTGTATCTTTTGATCTTTCTTTTGTTTTTGATCTCTGCGTATTTTTAGCAATTGATTTGCAAGTTTGAGGTTTTTAATCTCTCTTAAATCTATAGCGTCAGATAGATCAATTAGTCCAGCTTGCACAGCGACTTGAATATTGTTTTCAAGCATTTGCTTTTCTTCTTCATCTGGGGATAGCTGTATAAAAATACCAAAATCATATAAATATAAATCCCCCATCTCTTGAAGAACCGCTACATTTTGATTTCCTATTTTATGAATAAAAGCCTCTCTTGTTGGAGAATACTCTATTATATCTGAAATCCTTAAAGAAAGACCTTCACAAAGATCCGCTGTTAAAAACAAACCTCCGTTTAATATATGTCTAGTTGCCGTATTACTATTCGCAGCTGCCATTTTTTGTACACCTACTAGCGCTCTGCTGTCGGGAGTACTGCCGTCTCTAGCTTCATTTAACCCGGTAACATCTCTTATCATCTGTAAATAATAATTGTAAGTACCTATTAAACTTTGCAACTTTGCTCCTCCAGATCCAGATTGTATTTCTTGTATAGGAACCTTGCCTGGATTCATATCACCTTCTTGGGTAAATGATCTACCAATTACTGATCCCGTTTGGAAAAACATGTTTAAAGCTTCTTGCGGATTATAGTTTGTACCGTTACCTAAATCAATTTCAGCTAGCCCGTCAGCATCAAGATAAACCCCATCGGGTACCATTCTTGACATTACTTGCTGTAATTTTAAATGAGTAAGCTGAATCATATCTGCAAAGCCAGTTATTCTACTAACTAAACTCTCAATACGCCCTTTATACATTCTAGGGGCAACAATACTATAGTTCATTTTTACTTTAGTATAATCGCTTTTAGGACGAATCATATTAGTTGCCAACTCCCATTTAAGCATTCTACCACCCAAAACTTTAACGCCCTCATATAATACTTCTAAGGATTGAGATATTTTTTCAATCTTATGCTCTTGCATTATTTTTTCAGGGGGGTTAAACTGATCATCTTTGGGTATAATTTTAGATGCTCCTGTTGCTAACTCCTTTACTTTATATACTTCATTAGTATATGTTTTATAATTAAAGTATAAAACTTGCACGGTATTAGCGTCATCCTCATTATCATTTGTCAACGTTCTATCATAAAACCCATTAGCCTTATATGATTGTTGCGATAACTGTCCTAAATCTTCATTTGTTAAATAAGGAAATTGCTTTTTAAGTTCATTTATATGTACACTTTTAACTTCACCCACATAATAAATATCATCAAAATAAGGTGAATCAGTATATGACCAAACTAAATTTACAGGATCAACGTAGTCTATTACTACGCCTTCTGATTTACTAAATGTATTTTTAACTGAGGCAATGCCTATTGTAGTAAGATCGTAATTACATCTGCGCTTAGTTAAATCATATTTGTTTCCTTCAAGTAATACATTGATAGCTTGCTCTTCTGCTATTTCAACCTGCTGCTTATATGTAAGTTGCATATGTACCTCTAACTCTTCTTGATTTTTAGGCACAACCTCTGGCGCATTCTCAAAAAGATTTACACCAAATTCCTTTCTTACGAATTCGTTTAAGTCTTTAGTTTCCATGTCTCTAATAAGAGACTCCATGTACTTAGTACGTTTTTCTACTCCAAAAGGATCTTGCGAATATGCTTTAACATCAAATGTTCTTTCAGATATTCCGTTTACAACTATATCTACAAACTTTGGAATCACAGGAACTGGTTTCCAATCTAAGTTTAAATAAGATAGGTCTCCGTTTATAGATAACTCATCTTTATATTTTTGAACACCTTGTTCCCCTCTTGCATACAATCTTAAATTATGAAATGTATTTTGATTGCTTCTAAATCTACCAATACCGTTATCCGAAGAGAACCACTCGCTTTCGATAGCACGCCCGATTTTCTTGCCATATTCTAATGACATTTTTTCTTCATCGCTCGCTATTTGACTCGGAAAATAAGATTTTACAACTGACTCAGCCATATATTTATTTTTCTATTAATTTCGAAAATGCACCGCTGTTGGTGTATTTAGCTATTTTTAAATTTAACTTTCTTTTTTGCATTTGAGGAACAGGTTTATATAAATTTTTATTACAAGCCATTATGGCTAACCCTGAACTTATAGCTGCATCAAATTTTGTTCTTTTGTTTATATCAAACTTAGCCCAATCGTTCAACGTATCATTAAAATACATATTACCGTATTGCCCGTCTGATTTTACGCCTACATATTGATCTATATAAGACTCAATAGCAGCGGCGTGCGCTTGTTTAATGTCCTCGCTTGAATTTGGTATACCACCAATTTCTTTTTCCGCTACAGATAATTTATTCCATATTTTATCAGGTCTATTCATTGAATAGCCTCTATAGCCTCTTCTTTTTAAATAATAAAGTAATCTAGGTTTATTGTTTTCGCAAAGCAAAGGCATTCCGTAAAATACACATGCCATCAGCACATCCTCAAAAAACATCTCCGCAGTTTGAGGCCTAGCTACATATTCTAAAAAAAATGCATTCGGCGGATGATCCTCTAAACTAAACTTAGTTAAACCATGCAAAGCTCCTTTAGATCCTCTACCGTCTGTTGTGCCTGATATATCGTAACTATCACAACCAAAAGCACCTATGTGCTCATTTCCAGGAAATTTTCTTCCGTTCTTTACAATCTGATTATTTTGAACGCTATCTGATGGAATCCAGCTCACTTTAAACCTACCGTTTGGATTCGGCGTAAATTTAACCCTACTATCTTTTATACCGTTTTGCCAAGAAAAACTACCGGTGGTTATAACAGAGGTATTACGCAAATCTTCATTATAATCTATTTGTTCGTATATTTTTACTAAGTTAAATATGCTGTTTTTCGTTTCATCTCTAAAAGCGTGCTCCTCTGTACGTGGAAACTGCCTGTAAAACTCGTTTAAAGCGTCTTGGTCGCCTTTTAATCCTTCTGCTTCGTTATTCCAATGTTCTATTACTCCGACGTCAATAACGTCTCCATGAGGGTCCTCGCGATGTTCTGATGGGGTGTTGAAGACAGGCATCCCAAAAGAGTCAATGAATCCTTCGTAATTCCACTCCATAGGAATGAACAAAGAATAGAGTCCTGACTTTGTTTGTCCATTTCTATTTCTTTTGGAAACATCAGAATCATTATATAGTTTTTTAAAGTTTTCGCCACCCTTATCTAAAGCGTTTGATGTTGATCCCATCATACACTTACCAATAATTCTAGCTCCTAATCTTAACGTTGTTTTCGTAACCCTCCAGTTGTTGAGGATGTTGTCGGGCCTTTCCCATTTACCCGATTCATCGTGGACGAGGAGTTTAAGCTTCTCGCCGTCGTAGGAGTTATCACCTGTGTTCTTCCAGTCGATCGTGGTGTCGAGCCCCTCCAATAATTCCTGATCTTGTTTATTTTGTATGGATTTTCTAGTGAGTCTACTGGCGGGTATTCTATAGGCAAGTTCGGTTTTGGGCCTGTCCATACCGTCCTGGATGGGTTTGAAAAAGAACGGGTAGTTGACAGATATAGGGACGACCTTATCTGTGAACATTTTCTTAGCATCGGCTCCAGACTTAGACAAGATACCGTACCGTGCATCTGAAGTAATTGTCGCCAAATTAACGGTCTCTGCTGAAGACATAAATGAAAATCCTGAACGACGGTTTTTAAGATAGCACATTCCGTAAGATCGTGAGTCTGCTTTGCAAGCCTCCCAGAATATAAAGAATAATCTGTTTGCTTCCCTAAAGTCTGGCTTCCCAACATCAATTTTGGAGTGCTGCAGGTACATAAAGTGAGTACCAGTAATGTAAGTAGCCACATTCTTATTATTGAACCAATGGCCTTCTTCTCTGCGTTTAAATTGTTCATCTATATATGGTTCCCATTTTTCTTTGAAGTCATCAGGATAATCTCGCCAATCAAAAACGCTTTGTATTTGTTTTAGTTCTTTAGGATATTCTTCTGCTGTCCATTTATCTTGTGACTTATCTATTTTAGCCGGTTCCTTAGGCAACGCTATTTTTAAATTTTGTATATTATATATATCGCCTATTTGTCCAGTCTTGCTTATTACAACAACATCGTGTTCTTTGTTGTAGCCATACCTCCATTTTTTTGCTTTATTTAATCTAGTTAGCGTGTTTTTTTTAATGGGGGTTATTATCTTATATAAAGTTTGCTCGTACATTATTTACTACGTCTTTCTGCAAACCCCGAAAAAGTTTTCTTTTTATCTTCTTCTTTAGGTTTATTTTCAAGAATAGCTTCTTCTTCCTGTATACGTGTGAGTATCTCAAAAGCATCGAATATGGCTAATTTTTTTGTAGCAGCCGCGTTCTTTAATCTGTCAGCTGATATGTCATCATCTGAATCAACTATAGCTTCCTTGGCTACCTTTATTAATTCTTCAACTGCTTTGTGCCCAGCTTGGATTATATTCTTCTTCGTTTCCTTGATATTCATATTTAATTGTAATTGAATTGGTTGGTACTCTGTATAATCTTTCTTTATTTAAGAAAAACTCGTATTCAGACCCAGGCCTAAACCCCACTAAGTCACCAATGGTCATAACTTTTAAGCTACTATCTTTGTATTTTAGTATACCTATTAAAGGTTTTTCAAAGTCAATTGAAAACATTTTATCTTCTTTAATCGGCTTAATAAAATTAAAGCCAGTTAAAGGATATATTTTATTTTCTTTAATTTTGCCAAATATAAGATCAGGGGAAACAATATACATGTTATCTTTATAATAACATTTACCGTTTTTCTCTTTACCCCTAATGTCCCTATATCTTCTAAAAACATTATGGTGCACAACTACGGTGTCCCCTTTCTTTACTCCTGTTGTGTTAACGGATGGCTCAGCTATAACAACCCCCTCTCGACTAACGTATTGATGATTCTGTAATTCAGTATTTAATATTAAACTACTGTCACCTATATTTTTAAGATTATTATATCGAGATTCTTTGGGTTCAATTATAAAATCGAACATACCTTTCATTTAATAATGTAAATTATATTCAACCGCGATAGCCATATTTTTGTTGAAGTCTTTCCACGGAATAACTTCTTTTGCTTTTGTTATATATATAGAATACTTTTCGTCTTCTTCTACTATACTATCTATAACATGATTACCATACACTTCCTGTCCAACAGAGTAGTGCATGGCATCATTCTTATAATCTCTTCCAATACTAATTTTTCTTATCAGCCCCATTCTCTGCTATTTCACCAGTATTAATATCAACACTAATGTCTCCGTACTTTTCTTTTAAATCGTTTTGAACATCAGCTAATTCCGTCTGAGCTTTTGCTATAGTGTGCATTAGCTCGTGTTTCTGTAATTCTAGTCCGCCTACTTGTAATTGTATTTGGTTAACTTTGTTTACTGCTACTTGTAGATTTGTTAAATCTTCTTTTTTTAATTTTTTTGCCATTTTATTTAATTTAATTGTTAATACTTATTTTATTTATTACGTATTTTTAGAGGTAATTGATTTAGCTTTTTCCCAAGAACGACCTACAAAATAAGCCCCGTACACTGTAACTAGCAGTGTTTGAAATATAGGTATATATTCTTCTGCTATCGCAAATTCTCCAACATTGCCATCAAAAAAAGCACAGACAGTAAATATAACGGTTAAATATATAAGTACCATAGGGCGTATATTTTTAGACAAAAAAGAGTCGGACTTCATATCTGATTCCCATCTTGCCGTTACTTGCTCCTGAGCTTCTTTGTCCGCTTTTTCAAGTATTTCGGTTATCAAACGCTGAGCATTTAGCTTTTCCTCTTTAGTGGTTGTAAGTTTATCAATAACATCACCAACTTCTTTTATAACATTACCAGTTAGCCATTCCCATATTTTTTTCATGCTAATAACGTTTTTTAACCCCGTAAGCCTTGTTTATAGCGTTTTGTGCCTTTGCATATTCTGCAGAGCCTTTTTTCGCGTTATTACGTTGTTTTATTAAATTAGTTAAAGATGTACCTGACTTGTTGTTGGCTACTGCTTTTTTCCAAGACGAAGCACCTTGAGACACTCTGTTTGATCCAAGACTTTTGTTTGCTTTAGGGCTTGGATCTGGGCTAGATTGTGTTGAAGAAGGTTTCGCTTCATATCTGCCTGGCCCGTAAAATTTAGCTGCTTTTGTCGGTTTATTTAGGCCTGTAAATTTACCCACTTTAGTGTTGGCTACTTTGTCAACAACTTTAGCCGTTTTAGATAAACTTTTATAACCCTTCATTCCGAGCTTAGCTCCTGTTGCGCCCCAACCTGCAAATGGCACCATCGCGGCTGCTGATAAAGCTGCATTAGTATAGTCACCTTCTGAGGCATACCACGCAGCATTAGCACCATCAGCTAATTCGCCGACAACTGGAACTAATCCTACTACATCTAAAATTCCGTGTCCTATCACATTACCCCAGCTTTTTTCTTCTGGTTTATCTGATTGCATCCCTGACCCCTCAGTGGCTTTGTTTTCAGAGGTTTTGCCGTCCATTTTTACAGGGGCAGTCTCTGCTCTTTTTATCTTTGATGTTATCGGAGATGCTTTCATTGTGATTAGTATTTTTTAGACCCTTTTTTCATAGCTGGTGATTTCACCTCAATAGCTTGTGCTGCTTGTGAAAACTTCTTTTTAGCTTTTGATTTCTTTCTGTCTGCTGATCTTTGTTTTCTAGCGGCTTTTTTTGTATTGCCTTCTGCTAAAGCTTTTTTAGCTTGTGCCTCTTTATCTGCTGCTTTTGCTGTTTTTCTTGCTCCTGCTTTACCTTTTTTCTTTGCAGTGTAAAGATCTTTTTTACTTGGCTTAGACGTTTCTGGAATGGATGGAGATTTGGTTTCTATACTTACCTTAGGTTGTTTTGCAGATGTTTCAATACCTTTTGGTTTTATTGTAGACACTTTAGCTTCTTTCTTTTTAGGCTTATAACCTTTAGTTGTGTCATCATGAGCCCATCCTCTAGCTTCGTATTCGTCGTATCTTTCTTTACTACCTATTTTGTAGTCTTTCATGCTGCCCGTAGCTTTACCTCCTGGCTTAACATAAGGCTTCTTTTTGGTAGTTGTTCCTGGCTTTGGCGTAACCGTAGGCTTCGTTTCAGCTGACTTGTCTACTTTGTCAAATAAAGCGCCAGTCGCACCGTCACTACTACCGCCAAATATAGCGTCTATAGCAGCATATCCTATACCACCAGTTATTGCGTTTTTAATAAATCTACCTGCTCTTTGCTTTAAACTTTTCTTAGGCACAAATTCCTTTGCTCCTCCTGTTTTTCCTAGTAGGTTTTTACCTTTCTTTAAAGCTTCGGCTCCTCCTTTTCTAATAGCAGGTAATGCTTTTTTAGCTCCTTGTTTAATTAACTGTCCTGCTCCTCTAACTATAATGTTTTTAGCAGGGCTATTCATTTGAACTGGAGCATACTGACCTATTAATGGTTGCTCAACCTTCATTCCGCCTTTAGTAGTTTGTTTTATTTTAGCGGTAACCGGTTGGCAACTATACCCGCTCTTTTTTGATTCAGCCATTTTGTTTGTTTTTATATGGGAAATATTTATTTAATGTTTGTTTTCTTTTTTCGCAACCACATCCTCCGGGTATCTTATCCGCAAGTTTTTTTATTCCAGTTGCTTTTGTAAATTTTTCTATTGAGTCTCCTAGTCCTTTTGATTCCATAATATTATATTTTAACTAAATCGACTGCAGCACCATCTTCTTCTTGCCGCGCGACCTCTTTCGCCATTCCAACTTTTAGATCTAGAACAAAATGCTTTTTGTCTTTTATAAGGTTTTGTGCCTACTTTAGCTTTACAGTTAGTAACAGCAGTTTTAAGCTTACTACCGGGATTGTCTTTTTTATATTTATTAACACCAGCTTGTGTCATTCCACCTCCCGCAGCAGCCCCTTCTTTTGTTTTAGATCTAACTTCGTTGTAATAACCTTTAGATTTTTTACGGGATGGCGCTCCTCCTTTTTTCTTTGCTGGGGATTCTGGGGTGGCTTTGATTTCTTCTTTTAAAAATTCAGGCAGATTGTGTTGATTTCCTACAAGCGCTTTTTTAAGGCAACTTGATTTGGGTTTTTGTATATATGCCATAACTATTTATTTTTAAAGAATGACTTTTTCATAGGCCCTTTTTTAGCAAACAATCCACTTCTTTGAGTAGTACCGCCGCCTACATTATAATTGCCAAAAGAATAATTCCCTTGTTGTTTATCTTCTTCAAATTTTTTCATCATTTCAGAAAAAGGATTTTCACCTGGCGTAATAGATTGATCAGAAGGCTTTGTTGTTGAGGTAGTTATATTATTTACTGAAGCTTCTCTTTCAGCTTGCTCTGCTTCAAAAGCAGCTCTATCAGCATTTAATTTTTCTTGTGCCTTAACACTACCGGGGTCTTTATTAATTTCAGACTGAGTCGTTTTTCTTTGACCAGAATGTATTAATTCACCAAAGCCTCTACCTGACTTTACACCGCGATCTACATTAGATTTCTGCATGGAGTTTCTTTGAAACTTTGATTTAAATTTATTAAACTTACGCATGTCTTTAGCAGAAGCACCTTCGGGCATCGACCAATTTCCGTCAGCATCTTGTGTAGCTCCTAAATTTGTTAAACGTTTGCTTGAGGATGAGATTCTATTATCAGCTATTCTTCCTGATCTATTTAATTGACGTATCTCGTAAGGTCTTAGTATTCTAGATTCTGTTTCAGTATACACATCACCTCTTGAGCCCGGGGTAGTCGTTTTTGTTTCTTTTACACAATTACCATCCGCATCTTTAGTAGAACCTTCTGGACAAGTAACGGTGTCCTCAGTTCTTAACCCTTGCTTTATTTCAGAGGCTTTAACTTCTTCAGCAGATAAACTTGAAAAACCACTTTCCTCGCATGTTTGCTTTACTTTTCCTGCGTCTTTTTCAGCTTGGGTACCACAGCGATTAGAAGAAGCTTTAACTACTTTTCCTTCGGTTTTATCGCCTTCTACGTTTTCTTTTGTTATTTCTGTTTTACCCTCTGTAAAAGTTTCCGTTTTAGGATCATTTTTCTTATCCTTTTTTAAAGGACCAAATGAAGGGTGTCTTTTTATTCTGTTAGTTATTGGTGATGGCATATCGTTTGTTTTATTTATTTTAAACCTTAGGGGTTTTAGTGGAATCAACCTCTACCGCGTTGTCTGCTTGGTTTTTACTTTTCTTTTCTTCTGTGTCTTTAGTGTAATCAGCAACTTCGGAAACCTCTCCTCTGTTTTCGTCATCAAATTTATCGCCTACTTCTTCGCTATAATTTTTAAAAGACTTAGAATCTCCTAAATCAGCTGCGCCGTCTATCAACGATTGGTCAGCCCTTAATAGACTGGATTTTGCTTTGTAAGTTATTGGTGTTGCTTTGTATGACATAATGCTATTTTTTATTTTTAGGGAAATAGGCTTCATGCTCCCATTCTAAAGTGGGATCTCCCTCCTCTTTTGATTCGCCTGTTTTTGTATCTATTAATTTACCGTTTTCTCTTTTGTACACTCTAGCTGGGCTTCTAGTATCAGTTTTCCATGTTAAAGTGTTATCATCGTACTGTAGCCTACCGGTTCGCAATTGATCCAAATGTATTTTTTCATGATCAACCGCTTTTTTCTTTGTAGGGCTATCGGCTTGCTCGTCTACGAATATCGTCCCATCGTTATTAGCCTCTGCAATTACGGTACCTTTTAAATCTTTTTTAAATACAGGGGTTCCATAAGTAGATGATTCTTTGTCTATACCAACAAGATCTGAAAAATTTTTAAGTTTAAAACTCATTACCGTTCGTTGTCATGTATCATATCATCTATAGCCTTATTAAAAACTTTGTCCGTATATGATTTATTTTTATAAAATGCGCTTCTTTGCGACGTGGGCATATCCTCTTGCCCCAATAATATTCTATACATTCGCATTATAAGGTTTATCCCCTTATGCGAAACTTTATAAACCGCAAATTTCGAAGTTGTTCTGTTGCGTTCTTTAAACACATCTATCCATCCGTCCCTTCTTAATCTTTCCCACCGATTTTTATCCCAACTATAAGTGTATGTTCCGTTTATAAAATCGTTTCTTGTGAACAGTTTTTTGCAATCAAGATATACTAGAAGCTCTAAATCCGCGTCCTTTAAGTTATAAGTTTTACAAGCCCATTTACGCACGAGCCTGTAATACTTAAACAAATTCATATCTCTTATGTCTTGGCCTGTTACTCTCATTCTATAATAACTACATCAGGCGCTTTTAAAACATAATACAATCTTTCTTTCCATTCAATTCCATGACCTGCGTGTTTATCGTATCTTATTATGTCACCTTTTTTTATTATAGGAACATTTTCTCCAACGCTTATAACCTCAGCTCTTAAATACCTAACATCTGAGTTTTGCTTTTCAGTAAGCTCCAATCCTGCTATTTTTGAGGGGGCTTCTTTTATTTTATCTACTATTAAATAATAATTGATTGCTTTCATTACGCTAGTCTTTTATTACTTATTACGCAATCAGCAGATATTATGGTGGTTACAACACTAACTGCGTTTTTAAGGGCTGACTTTGTTACCAACACGGGGTCTATAATCCCAGCGGTAAGCATATTAACTTCCTTGCCGGTTTTAACATCAATACCCCTATTTTTTGTTGTTGGCTTTTTTATTTCAACTATACCAGCGTTATCTAATATTGTGTAATAAGGAGCTTGTATCGCTTTAAGCAAAATCTCTTCTCCTTTATTAGCTGGTTTAATTTTTTTAGAAGCATTTAGTAAAGCTACACCGCCGCCAGCAACAATGCCTTCTTTATAAGCTGCCTTTGTTGCATAAATAGCGTCTTCTACCCTATCTTTTTTTTCTTTTAATTCAACCTTAGAGTTTCCTCCTACTTTTATAATGCCTACACGGCCGGTTAGCATTGACAACCTTTGCTCTAATTTTTTTCTAAAAAACGGGTTTGTTTCTTCTTTTATTTTGCTTTCTACTAATTTTATTCTTTCTTTAACCTCGTTGTCTGGTTCATGAACCTGTAGAACAGTGCTCTTGTCGTCTGTAACGGACTTTACCGCTTCCCCTAGTACTGATACATCTATTAAATCTAAATCATCGCCTAGCTCTTCGTTTATAACTGTGGCTCCTGTCAATATTGCTAAATCTTCTATTGACTTAACTCTTGTTGGCCCAAAGCCAGGAGGGTCTACAATATTAACTCTTATATTGCCTTTTACCTTATTAGCAACTAATGTTGCAAATGGTTGTTGTTCTACCTCGGCTACAATTAATAAGCTTCTTTTATTTTTTATGGCATGTTCTAAAACATTTTGTATTCTCCTGATATTGGGTATCGGCGATGAAACTATAAGAACTAAAGGATTATCTAAAGTAGATGTTCCTTTATCTTTGTCAGTAGCTAAATGAGGTGATTTAATTTTAGAATCAAATTGAGCGCCTTCAACAAAATCAACATATGTTTCATTTGTTTCAGACTCCTCCATTAATATGACTCCATTAGGTCCAACTTTTTCGTAAGCTTCTCCAATTTTGGTTCCAAGTTCTTCGTCGTTGTTGCAGCTAATAATAGCAACGTTCTTAAGCATAGCGCCCTTAACAGGAGTACTGGTCTTATCAAGATGTATTTTAATTTTATCAGCACAACTAAGAATGCCTGCTTTAATGTCTCTAACTTTTTCTTCATGTAACTTTTCGTTAGCAATTTTTAATAATGAGTCGGCTAGAACGGTGGCCGTAGTCGTACCGTCGCCTGCTTCTTTTACTGTGTTATTAGCGGCTTCTTTTATAAGAGTTGCCCCTATGTTTTCAACCGGATGTAATAAGACTACGCTGTCTGCAACGGTTACTCCGTCTTTTGTTATTACCGGTCGGCCAAGAGCGTCTTCATAAATCACGCATTTTCCAGATGCACCCAAGGTGCTCTTTACTGCGTTTGATAATTTTTCAACGCCTTGCATTATTTGTTCCTTTGCACTTTTACCAAAGGTTAGTGTTTTTACAATATCACTAGGATTATTAAATTCCATTAAATTAAATTTTTATTATATTGTTACTTAAATGTTTTTACTACTTTCGGGCCGTTTAAAAATTCTAATTTTTTTTCGTAATGTTCAATAGTTTTATCTATTGATGTTTCAGCGGCTTCCATAGTTTCTCGCCTTGTAACATCATGCCATTTTTCACAGCAAGTATCTTTTTCTGGATCACAAGGGCAATCGATGTCCTTGTATTCTGTTTGGTAATAACCATTTGGAAGTTGGACTATTCTCCAATTTGCTTTGTTAGCTATATGTTCCCATAGCTTTAAACGGTTTTCATCTGGTTGTGATTGACTAGACCACGAGTTAGTCTGGTAATAAATTGTCATTGGTTTTGGTTTTATGTTATTATTTGGTTGCCTTTACGAGGCAGGTTATGGTTTTATTATTACGTGAAAATTCATTTACTTTAATCTCCTATTGTCATAGTTACAGAAGTTGGATTTTCTAGTTCATTTATTTGAGAAGCAATGCCGTCTTCAATGGCTTGAACTTCCTCTACCCCCATAGCGTCTTTTGTCCAACCAACTACAATTTCGTTTGTTAGTTCATCAAAAGGAATAAACTCAGTTTCAGGATCTACTGCTACTATTTGAGTTCCAATACTTGTTGCTGAATAGTCTTCTTTTGTTCCTATTACAGTCCAATGTACGTTATATACTACATCTGTTTCGCCTTCCGCTTGAGGATATACGTCTACTGTTTTACAATTCCAATCGTATGTTATCATTTTTTTATTTTTTAATTACCTGTGTTGCGCATCTTATGGGTGTTTGTGATGTTCCCTTAACGTTTACCCAGTTTATATCTATATATCCATCACAAATTTTAATATTTTGAACTGTTCCCGTTACCGTTCCTTTACAATCGGTAACGTTTATGCTTGCATCACTACCGGCTGCGCCTGTTGCTCCTTGCGGTCCGGTAGCTCCTTGTGGCCCAGTTGAACCAGTGTCTCCTTTGTCTCCCTTAGCTCCATTACTTCCGTCAGTTCCGTTTGATCCGTTGCTGCCGGCTGGCCCCTGCGGACCTGTTGCCCCGGTTGAGCCTGTTGACCCTGTGTTGCCGGTGTTACCCTTAGGGCCTTGCGCCCCAGTATCACCTTTAGGTCCTTGAGAAGCTGCTGTTGCTGAGTTTTTGCCAAAGGCACTAATTGTCCACGTGTACAACTCCTCTAAGTCTTCCCGTATCTGCTCTATGTTGTTAACAAGGCCCTTAGTAATTTCAAATTTAGCATTATCGTCTACAATATCTATAATTGTTGATGCAGCTGAAAGTTCATTTGTTTCTTTTTGAGGTGTTTCAACCTGACCATTTCCGTCTTTCCTAGGTTTATCTATACTAGGATTGTTTTTATATAATGGCTTGTTAAGTTTTATATTATCATTTAGTGTCGCCATATTTATTTGTTTTCTGTGTATTCTATTATAAATGTTGCCGTAGCTCCGTAGATGTGCCCGGTGCTTCCAGATGCTACATAGGCAAATTGAACCCTGTCTCCTGCATTAAATGTAGCAGCGGTATCTGAATATTCTGCGACTCCCATCATTCCATTTGAACCACCACTGGTAGTAGTTGGTGTTACATTACCGGTTAAACTTCCATTTACATAGACTCTGAATGATGAAAAGCTCGTAGCAGTAGGAGTAGATCCGCTGATGTGTTTTATTCTTATTTGTCTAACTCTTCCATTATATGGAGCAACAAAGTTATTATAGTATTGATTAGTAGTGGTTTCAGATGTCACGCCAAAGGGCATATATATAACACTACCAGACTGAAAACTACTTGCATAGAATACAGAAGTTAGTGTCATTTTTTCCCAACTGTACTCTACAGTTCCTTGACCTTTGGATTTTAAATTTTGACCTGCTACACCGTAGTCTCCATTAGAATCTCTTAATCCTGAGTTATCTAAATAAAGGTTACCTTTAAATATATGTAGCATGTTTTTGGGGTCACAATTTATCCCTACATCTAACCCATGTACTAAAGTCCTATCAGTAGTATTCCATGTACTATAACTGTTTGTACCACCCCAATAATCATTAACATCACCAATTCTAATCTGTGCATCACCATTTGAAGTACCCGCCACCTTGACCTCTATCGTATTAGAGGTTCCTATAGTTCCAGATTTTGCAACAAAGAAATTATCTCTAAAATAAGTTTCACCGTCTACGTGAAATTGAGCAAGAGGGTTGGTTGTGTTAACACCTACTTTTCCATTATAGTTGATCCTCATTTTTTCAGCTGTACCTATCTTGAATATATGAGAGCCCGACGTAGCCGGCGCTTTGTATATTAGCGTACTAGGGGAGTCTTGAAATTCTATAAAAGCCGGTTGATTTGAGTAACCTTGGGATGAGTCTCCAAAGTATATACCAGAGTTGCCATATTGGCCTGTTAATAAATTAATTATCGCTGTTCCCCCATAACCAGATGAAGTGCCAGTTTGTATTCTAAACTCTTCGACTGTACTACCCGAAACGGTTGGCCCTATGTGAAGCTTCGTGCTAGGGCTTTCGGTGCCTATACCTGTGTTACCGTTATTATTAAAGAAGGCATATCCACTAAAGTCATCATTACCAATTTTTAACCCAGTACTTGATATTGCTTGCAAGAATGAACCGTAATAACCCTGCGTTGAGTTTGTTCTTATATTTCCATTAACGTGCAATTTCTCGCTAGGAGCAGTCGTCCCAATCCCAACTTTGCCAGAAGTATCTATTCTTGCTTTTTCTGTATTATTCGTAGTAAGTATTAACGGGTGGTTTGTTCTTGTACCCATAAAAACATTTGGTCCCCCTTCGTTAGCCCATATTTGACCTGTAACACTATCTGTTTTTGCGAGAAGACCTCCATAACCTCCGCCACTTGCTGCTTGAACTGTAATTAAACGACTGCCAGTACCAAAACTTGTAGGCGAAGCTGTCCCGATTCCTACATCACCTGCATTTGTAATACGAGCTTTTTCGGTAGTAGTGTATGGAGCACTTGGCAGAGAAGTGCTAAAAATTAAATTATTAGAAGTGTCCGAGGTTATTTTGTTCCCTAACCCTGAGCCTGCGCTTCCGGCAAAAATTATACCATCTGTTCTTGAGACTCCTAAAGTTCCATTTACCTCTAACTTATAGTCTGGGGAAGTCGTCGCAATACCTACACTACCCGTATTTGCAATACGCATTCTTTCGGTATTGTTGGTTTCAAAAACCATGTTACCGTTCTCCCTGTTAATAAAGTTAACTTGGCCCGTACCCATTGATATTTGAAATCCATCATTAGACGTTGTACCTGTGGCTGCTTGCGTTAATTGTAAATACGCGTTACCACTATCAGCGTGTATATGTAGCTTTCTGCTAGGACTTGTGGTCCCAATTCCTACGCGATTACTACTCGCATCAACATATAGAACATCTGTATCAACGGCTACTGTATTTAAAAATTTAATTGCCATTTAGTTTGGTTTTATTAACCTATTTTCTGAACTAATACTCTAATTGAGTTCGTTGGTGTAGACGCGAATGTTATATTTAGGTAACTACCGTTTCTTTGAACATCTGCATAAACAGTTTCTTTGGTAGTTGCATCGTATAGTTGTACGATTACATCATCACCTAAGCCGTGGTTAAAAGTTGTACCCGAAACTGAATCAGTAATAGTTGCAGCATATGTATTAGCGGATTGCGCCGTAGATCCTATAGTAGCGGTACCGTTTGAATAAGTTACACTTATATCACCGCTCCCGGCAACAATTACAATACCTTTGTTTGTTGGTGTTGAATTTTCACCTGATACTGTAGCTGTACCTCCAGAGTATGATACGTCAATACCTTCACCCGGAGAAACATTACCTGCTCCAATTTGAGATCCTGTTGCCGTAAGTATGGAAACAGCTGGTGTTGTTGAAGAAGACGTAACTTGTATAGGAGAAACTCCAGTAACACCTGTTACAGTCCCTGATTCTCCAATATCTGTCCAGTTTGCTGTTAGCGTGCCTCCATCTTGTTGTGTTAAAGTAATTGTTTTGGTTGCTGTACCAGATACCCCTACAGCTGTGATCATGTTGTCATATGCGGTATTCCATTCTCCAGAGTTTCCTCCTGAAGCTGTCATAGTCCCGCCAGCTGTAATGTTATTTCCAACTGTTAGATTATTTGAAGTTGCATTATACGTTAATCCTGCGTCCCCAGCTACATTTGCAGTACCTGTCCAATATGTTAATTGCCCAGCAGCACCAGATCCAGATAGTGTCGAAGTATTGTCAATTTTTTGCCAACCGTCAGATCCAGCTCCGTCTGAAACATATATAGCCCAATCTCCAACTTTCCAATCCGTAATTCCAGATAGGTTCGTACTACCGTCAACACTTACAATATAAAATGTACCGCTGTCTGGAGTTGTACCCGCTAAAGAAGGTGAATCTGTATTTGCGTTCCAGCTTCCTTCAAATGATAAACCGGATGGTAAATTTGCAATTTGCCCGGTTACAAAATCATAGATTTGGTCCCCGGTAGCTAAGGCTGTACCATTATTGGCAACAGCTGCTGTAATAGTTGATACAGTGGGAACAGCAGACGTACCTGCTATCGCTATTGTACCTGAAGTAGCTGTACCTATGCCTGTTACTGTACCTTGGTATTGATCTGTACTATTTATTTTTACTGTTTGATCAGCTGATGTAAATCCTACTGTTACATTTGTTCCGCCCTCAAATCTTAAACCAGTAGCGTCAGTTGAAGTGAACTTAGTAGTACCACCTGCGTCTTTAATCGGCAAAGAAGTAGTATCATCATCTGATACAGTTACCGTTTTGGTATTTACAGCTGTTATGTGTCCTTGGGCACTTGATGAGATATTATCTATTACCGTAAATACGTTACTGCTTTGTGTAGAAGTAGTATTTGATCTGGTTACATTGTCATGTGTAATATCAACAGAAGAATCACCTGATTGGTTCGCTGTAAATGTGGTTGTACCGCTAAGTACCCCTGTACCACTAACCGTTAATTCTCCGTTTCCAACCGTAGGAATAGCTGAACTTAAAGCATACCTACCGTCTAAGTCAACAGTAATATCTGACAAGCCTTGTCTAGTTGCGGTAAGAACCCCGTTACCAGTATTAAATGATAAACCCGTTAAATAGTTGTTGGCCCCTGTTCCATCTGGTACGGTTAACCAGGATGCCCCATTATAAAGCTTTATTTTGTTATCCCCTGTGTCATAATATATTTGACCGGCTAAAGGTGAACCAGGCGCTGTACCTAGGTTTTGTACTACTGCGTTTCGCAGTTCTTTTTGGTTGATGTTTACATTACCTTGTACATCTAAACCAGTTAAAAAATTTAATGCCATGTTGTTAGTTTAAGTATGCCACCCCTGGAAAGGGAGCGTTAAATGTTATTGTTAATTCGTTATCGTTTATGTAATCAACCTGTCCTACCACCCAACTGCCTGCTGTGTCCGCAACTGATACTGAGGGGTTTTTTCCTAGGTTATGTGTTATTGACCATATTTGTGCCGCGCTATTTTGAGTGAATGTGAAGTTTTTATCGCCCTCATCACTTTCAGGGTTTACAAATTCACTAAATATATAGTGCTTATCCTTTAATATGGCACCGTTGCTCGTATATAATTCTAATGTAACTTCTAAAAAGTTTGTGTCTGGCACATAGTCTACTATTGTCGCTACTTTATAGTGACCAAAGCTATTTACATTATTTGTTTGTGCTATTATTATATCCTTGCCAGCGAATAGCGGCAAAAAATTTTTTATATCTTTTCCCCCTGCGCCAGTTTTGCTTAAAAGTATACTGGTTATATTACCAAAACTAGTATTGATACCTCCTCCGGAGGCAAAACTAATAGTGCCTGGATCTCTTCCTTGAGATAAGTCCCATTGAAAAGCAAATACAGCTTGATCTGCAACACCTAAGCTATTAGTATTATTAATAAGGTCGGATATTTCACCTAATGTATAATTCTTAGTTGCTTGGTTAGCACCTTGATCAGTACCAATTACCTTATCTCCTAACTCGGGTTTTGCGTCTATTCCATATGTGCTTATTCTAGCCATCTAATTAGTTGTATATTCTAAGTTCTAGAAAGCCATTATCTAAACCATCTTGTGGTGTGGGGTTACCATCTAAAGCCATATTTATTAGTCTTATTTTAGAAGCATTAATCTCTTTAAGATGTAGCGTTGTATTTTCGCTAGTACCACCAGTTACTTGAACCCATGTTTTTGTAATATCAAAATTAGTGTCTGGTGTACCATCATACACACCTGGAGCCGCCCTTACCCATGTAATAGTAAGACCGGTGTTGTTTTGAAATTCTGTAATAACTGGGTTATTAGTACCAGATTGAGAGAATGCAATTACATACTCCTTGTAACCGCAAACAGATGACTTTAGGTCACCTATCCTATAGTTTTTAGTAATGTTTGAATCTTCTGCATCTGAACCTACCAACAAATCATCTGCTGATATTGACGCGTCTTGTGAATATGTGGATATTCTTGCCATGTTAAATATGTTTAATCAGTGTTATAGTTTGCGCCGCTTTCGCTTCTGGTTCCTTGCCCTTCATTACCCCTGTTAGATCTAACGGAAACAAACGCTTGTCTTTTGTGGTCAAAATCTTGTCCTTTCGCTTCCTCAGGATTTTTTCTGCGCTCTCTTTGAGCGTGAGCTTTTTTAGCTTTTCTAGCTGGAGACATCGCGTATGCTTTATCTCTTGCAGCCTTGTTTCTTCTAGCTGTTGGGCTGAGTTGTTGTCTAAGTGGAGATGGTATATAGCTCATACTTTGTATGATTACGTGTTTTTTAATTAATTAAATGTGACAGTAGATAACTACTATTTATACATAACTACCTAATGTCATACTATTAAAAAAAATATTAAAAAATTTTTTGTTAGATACCTAGAATTGTTGTGTTACGCTATGCTATACATTTTTTTTTCGGAAAACGGGAACTCAACTTTTTTTCCCAGCCCCCGTGCTTTTTCCTGGGGTTTGGCCCTGGTTCCTGGTCTTAGCCTGGTCCGGGTCGTGACTGTCCGGAGCAACTAGCTGCGGGATCCCGTGCAGGATTCGAGGCTTTTCCTGGGCAGGGTCCTGGTCCTCGGCTGCGGTCCACGGTCCTGGATGCTGGACCTGATCTGGATCTGATCTAGACTTTTGCAAACGTACTACGCTATCCACTCGATAATATATATGAATAAAAAAATAATACTTATGAAAACTAATAGAACATTCCACCACAACAAGATCATTAACATCGCAGCTGGCATCGTGGTATACGGCACGACAGCATTCATCGGCCTGAGCCTGATCGCGATCGTAGCGCACATGATCGAGCACGGCGCTCCATCCAGCTTTGGCATCTACGGCTAGAGCTTTGCAAACGCAACACGAGTAAACAACGATAATATAAATGTATAACAAATAAAAATAATAATTATGTCAAACTATTCTTACACCCTTTACAAAATTAGCATGCGAATCTACAAGAAGTGCTATTCGAAATTAACATCTGAGCAACGATCTGAAGTGCTGGATATATACTATGACTTCTACTAGAATGCTGGTTCGTATCGACACGAAGAACTGGCGCGGCAACTACAACAGTCGCGTGGTTCGGTTCAGCAACGAGCAGCATCTGGATAACTATCTGCGTGTGTGCTACAGCAATGAGATCACGAGCAAAGTGATCGGCGTCGAGATCCTGGATCAGTAACAGGTTCGGGATCCTGGCTTACGGCCTGCTTTTGAAATAGGAGCGGAAGAGTATACTCCGCGGTACGCAACGCGTATAGCATGTATAGCATACTGCGTATAGCACTTTGCAAACGTAGTACGTATAGTTTTCGATAATATATATGAATAACAAATAAAACTATGAATACTAAAATTAAAATAATAAAACCAAATTTGCAAACAAAGTACGAATAGTATTCGATAATATAAATGAAAATAAATAAATATTAATCTTTAAATACAATAAATTATGAACACTGAATTATTAAACAAATCAATTTCAAAACTATCAAAGAAAGAATTATCAGCAATCTTTCCACCAATCACTCGAAAAAACTTTGTGGTAAGAAAAAGTTGGTACGGTAGAAATCAAATCATTACCTTTACCAACAACAAAAATCAAAAGATTACCTATAATCATGATGAGGTATTAAAAGTAATGTTACCTAAACTAAACATCATGCCTTGTTGGATTAAAAGAGGGTATTGGTCTCAAAGTACTGATATGCCAAGTAATGTGAGACAAGTAGTAATTGATAGAGTAGACCTTGAAAAATAGGTTTACTTTCCCTCAGGGGTGTTCGGGTTGGTGAATGACCATAAAACTCTACCTCACGAAAGTGAGTGCCCGACACTACCTTGATGGGTAAATAAATAAACAGATCTTTTTGGCCTGGGTATATTTGCTATACACCGGAAGAGTAGACTCCGTCCTACGTGAGTGTTTCGAAATGCTATACACGGTGAAATACGATCAAAAAGAACTTTCGGTAGACGAAGGGCACGAAGAAAAGTGCGACATTAGCTAGTTACTATATTATACTTAACAACCTATTGTCACAGTATATTTTTTTTTAGGTACTTAGAGATAGAGAGTAATACCTGTACTACTATTTTTACTACTAAACAAAGTGTATACTTTTTTGCAAACAAATTACGTCACCGAATCGATAATATATATGAATTTAAAATAACAACTATTATGACTAAAAATGTATTATTTATCACTAAACTTTGTGAGTTAATGGGTAACGACCGATTCTTCTTGTGTGACCAATATTGCCAAGATGACTTATTTGAAATGCAAGATAATATCGCTAAATACATAGCGGAGCAGGCAAACGACGGATTAGGCTTAGCGAAATTTATGGTATCCCAATTTCCATCAACCTTTACAACAAAGTAATTATGAAAGAATATTACGGATTTAATAGTGAATTAGAGTATGAAGAGTATGCACAGTTAATGTGGCTAATAAACAATAATAAGTAGATTATGATGACAATGAAAGAAGCGTGTGAGTACGTTAAAAACTCAAGAATAGAGAAGAACCGCAAGCACCGATTAGAAGTAACTAAAGGTGATTTCTGTAGCGGGTTGACGGAGAAAGAATACTTTCGTCTGAGAGTTAAAAGTAAAGGTGCTGGTAGTAAAGGCAGAACTTATTCCCACACCAAGCTCTGGAGTGACCAAAAATTCTCAAACCGTATTCACACCTTTTATCATGAAAAAACTTTTAAAACTATATAATTATGAGAAAACTAATTGCTAAAGTAAATACTGCACAACGCAGTGGATCGAACCCTAAAACACTATTTGTGTACGAAAACGAAAGCGGAATGGTGGGTTATAGTTTCACCAATAGCCAAGGTACAAGCTTCGCTATAAGTAACATGCAATGTGGATGGCGTGGACCTAACTTACCAGATTGTATATATGACTATAATAGCCCAATGCACCTAATTCGATCTGTTGTAAAAGCAGTAAATGGTGGTGTACAAGAAGTAACAGGTAAAAAAGTATATATTAAAGAATTCAAATTTGCAAACTAAAAACGAACACCTAACGATAATATAATAAAAATATGAGAAAATTTATTCACACTGTAATACTTAAAATAAAAAGTATAAAAATAGAAGTAGGTAAGGCTCCTTCTGAAACAACTTGGTATTAATTATTAAAACTATTATTATGACGAACACAATTAAATTTAAGAAAGATAGTACTACAGGTGCTATACACATTCACCTCAACGGTACACAATACAAACCGTACACTATCGGTAATTTACCAAACACATTTGCCTTTATATATAATGAAGACAAAGACCAAGACGGTATTACAAACTGGTTTAACTATAAAGGATTCACCTATGTCCCAGTATAAAGATTACCCAGCCGACCAGATCGCCGCTAAACTCAAACAAGTTAAAGAGTTTGAAGCAAAATACGGTGAAAAACAAGTAAGTAAAGCCTGGAAAAAGTGGTGTACCGATCCCGTTTATCGCAAACGTGAGTGGGAATTAAGGCAAAGTGTCGCTAAAAGTATAGATGCAAACCCTAATATTAACTATTTAAAAGATAATACGAAAAGATGGAATTAATTAAAGTAACTAAAGATGGAGCTCTACATTTTAAATTGAGTGATGGAAGAATTGGTGCAACTTACCCTAGTGGTTATGTAAGAGTATCTACTAAATCAGATAACTATTACCACAAAAAACGGTTAATGTACCAAATAAATAGACAAACTAAAAACTGGTATGACCCAAAAAGCAAGTGGGGGTTTAACTATGAAAGAAAGTTAATACCTAACCATGCCGATCGAGTAAGAAGATTACTAGATTTTAACGAAGAAAACTGTAAATAGTATGAAATTAGATTTAAGAAAAGTAGAAAATATGGAATTCGACGGGATCGATTTCGCAGACTACCCAGATTTTGTAGATGCATTTTTAGTAGCCGCAAACTATGACGGTAGAGAGCTAAGTGAAAAAGAAATAGACTTCATCAATGATGAGCACTATGATTTTGTTAACGAGGAAGTATACTCCTCATTATTCTAAACACCATGTATATAACAATATTAGATTTTGAAAATGGTCTCGTATCTCGTATAGAAGTATTAGAGGGTATGAGTACCGAAGGATATGAAGAAGTAATTATTGACCGGGGTTTTAGGTTAAGTGGTATCGAGTGGATGGCACATACCGACCCAGAAATTTATGAATATGACTGAAAAAATAAACCTTAACGAAGTAGCGCAAGGTGTTGCTGACGTTACACTAGAACTAATGTATGATAGCGTAGATTGGCAACTATCTGAATATGAGGCAGATGGCGATGATTACGTTGCTATACACGCTGAGACAATGCAACGAGCGATCGAAATTATGTACCATCAAACTAGGAAGATGTAAATTTGCAAACGTAAAACGTCACCTATACGATAATATATATGAACAAAAAATAAATAACTATCGTCAGCCAAAAAGTATCTGTTAGTGTTCACAGAGCTTGGCGACGTAAATAGCTAGACGAGTAACTTAATTAGGATTTAGGTGGGTATATACCGTAAAGATACCACGATAAATGGTACCTAAATTACATAAGTGAATAGCTAGCAAACCCAGCGAATAAATAACAAAGACGCGCACCGGTTTAACGACAGTGGTGCACCGCGCTTAGGAAATGTCTGGGTATTTGGGCGTGAAATGGTTAGCTCAAAGTATCGAGTAGTAATGCGAGTGATAATGCAAGTGAACTGGCGAGGGATCGTTATGAACTCAGGAATCTAAAAACACTCAATAGTTATTACCCTTTGAAAACGCAGGTTCGATTCCTGCCACGTCCACTAATTTAAAATTAAATAAAATGAGTAAAACTAAATTTAACGGATTTGAAAAGTATTTCATACAAACAGCGTTAAGACACGCTATCGAAGAAGCAGAAAAAGATGTATTAGCCGCTGAGGCTGATGGTAAAAGATCTATATATGCACCTGGTTATTTCACTTCAGTGGGTAATGAAATCATTAATAAGGTAAATAGTATGACACTTAAAAGATACCAAGATTAATTTTGCAAACAAAATACGACAGAGTAACGATAATATAATAAATTAAATTAAATAAATATGAGTAGAAGACTTACAGTTTACGAAAGGCTAAGACCTGAAATCAAAGAAGCATTACATTCACCTGAAAATGCAAAGTATCAAACAAGTGTGGAAAGCATAGTTGAAGCTTTCTCAAGCACTACGTTTTATCAAAACTTAAAAATTAGTGACATTAGCTCGCTATACACGTTTTCCAACCTTGAGCTTATCAAAGTTTCAGCGTGGGATTTTAAGTACGGTGACAACATCTTAATCTCAAAAGATTATGAGTAATACCGAATTACAAGAACGAGCAAGCAATAAAGCCTTCGCTAAAATAGCCATGTTAAATTTTGATATTGACCGATTAAAAAGCGATATTCAAAATAAATTATATGGTGGTTTAGATCACGAACAAATGGCTTTATTGTATACTGGTACTTTACGTGATCGTGAAGTATGGAAATATATCGCTAAAATAATAGAATTAAATAATAAATTATAAATCATGACTAAAGAACAATTAGAATTAAAAGTAAAAGAGTTAACCGCAGCGTTAGCTCAATTTAAAACCGATCAAGACGAACTTCAAAAACAACTTAATCAAGCAACACAAGATCTTGAAGATGTAAGTAAACCAGTAATAACTAAAGAAACTCGTGACGCCATGCGTCAACAGGTTTATGAAGCCGTAAGTAATTATGACTTTAGCAATACAGATAACTACGAGTATGACTTTGAGATTAACTATAACAACCAGCTAGAATTGGGTAGTTTAGAGTTTAATTACACCGACGATTTAGAAGAAGCTATATGTGACTATGTTGAATCAGTATTTAAAGTACAAGACAATGACGAAGAATAAAACAAAGTTACCTGCATGGTTTAAAGGTATAATATACGACAAAGGCGATGAAGTACAAAACGTTTTCAGTGGCGAATGCTATACACTAAATAACGTCGAGTTATCTATGTACGATTTTATAATGGGTACTCAGTATGTCATGGAGGTTGCACCTAAAACCGTAACAAGAAAACAAATTAGTGAATTTCATAAAGCACTTAGTTGGTTTAGATCGAACAACTCAGAAGCTTATATGGTATTATTAGATTAATTATGAATTTACTTACTCAAAACTCTAAATTAAAAAAGACATCTAAAGAACTCGGGCTTCGGGTTTTTAACTTCGGTATTCCTGCCTACAAATCTGCTAGCGGGAAACTGACGTGCCCCATGGCTGACAGTTGCGTTAAATTCTGTTATGCCAAGAAAGGAGCCTACATCTGGTCTAATGTAAAACCGGCGTTTGAAAAGCGTTATCAGTTAACAAAGACTGACAACTTTGTCGAAGCTATGAACGCTGAAATACGTAAGAAGAAACCTGATTACGTCAGAGTCCATGATAGTGGCGATTACTACTCTCGCGCATATCTAAAAAAGTGGATAGAGATTGCTATACACAATCCGGACGTGCGGTTTTACAGTTATACCAATATGATCGATATGATTCTAAAGTCTTCATTACCAGATAATTACGATATCATATTTAGTGACTCAGGTAAACAAAAACATTTAATAAATGAAAGAAAACACAGACATACCAAAATCTTTTCTAGTCATAGCGATCTTGTATCTGCTGGCTATACTGATGCTTCATCTGTTGACCTCTACGCCACAAGATGGTTTAATAGAACTAACAAAGTGGGATTAGTATTCCATTAATTTGCAAACATAATACGAATAATAATAGATAATATAATAAATAAATAAATATGGCAAACACAATTGAAACACTTATGATTGACGACTCAACCGCTATAAGTAGTGCTGAGTACAATTTAAACAAAAATGAAATGATAGTTTATTTTACCAACGATGGTATATACAAATATTCTAGTATACCTCTATTCTTTTGGCGAGGTTTATTTGAATCTGGTTCTAAAGGTAAATTTTTAAATCAATTTATATTAGGTAAATTTACTTATACTAAATTAAATTAATGAACGAAGAAGAACTAGAAAAATTAGCTAATCGCGTTGCTGAATTAGTGTTAGAAGGGCTTATAGAAAAGCAAAAAGAATGGGATCAACAGTTTACAACAGATCTTAATGAACTAACACAAGACGGTTTTGGTAATGCTAGATTAGTTAATGAAGAAGAGTTAATACTCGCTGAGATAGCTAGACTTATGACCCTATTGTCATCTTACGAAGAAAATGAACAATACGAAAAAGCAGCTATAATACATAACAAATTAAAAATACTAGAAAATAAACTTAAAAGACTTTAATATGAATATCTTTTATTTGTCTCACGACCCTAAGAAAGCAGCACAATATCAATACAACAAGCACGTTGTTAAAATGATTCTTGAAACCGCACAATTATTATGTACGGCACATCACGAGCTTGGTTCCAACATTGATATACCGTACAAAGCTACACATAAAAACCACCCTTCAGCTATATGGGTAAGATCCTCGGCTGAAGCGTATATGTGGGCTTATGAGCACATGCTGGCTTTGGGTCAAGAATATACTAAGCGGTATGGCAAACATCACTTAACAATAACTAAGTGCCGTGATTTGCTATACACATTGCCTAACAATATACCTAATGATGAATTTAAGCAACCACCACAATGTATGCCTGATCAATACAAAGTATCGGGCAACAGCGTGTTGGGATATTGGAATTATTACGAAAACGAAAAACACACAGTAAAAAATAAAGATGAGCAAAAAATTATACGACCACATAACATCAACGAATTATGCAAACATTAATACGAAGATACAAAAAGAACAGAAGAAAAGTAAAGCACGTAAGGTTTCTAGAAAACAGAATACTACTACTTCATAATGAGATAGTATCTGCTTCATTCAAAGGAGAATATAGTTTTAATAAAAACATAACTGTTTTGCATGGCAACATAGAAAATAAAGCAAAGCTTTTAAGAAAGTACAACAGAAGATTAAAGATTTTAATCTACTAATGCGACGATAGATAATATATAATTAATAGTAACAACCTAATGTCACAATACGACCGAAATACCAAATACCTAGAGAGGCATCGTATAATATACAGGCGAAACCCTATAACCGATAGACCAACACAAACATTTGATTGGGGATGGCACTACGAAGACGGCACGCACCAATGCTATACACTGTTCAACTCACGAGCCAAAATAAATACATATAGGAGCCTTAAATGGCATTTGTATGTATTATGGTATCTTAATCCTCAGTTGGATCAAGAAGGCTTTAATGCGTTAGCTAAATACATATGTGATAAGCGAACAGGATTTGTAACATTTAAAGTATCAGATCAATTGCTACAAAGTATGGTGTACGATGTATCTCTTATGGATTTAGAAAAACCACCACCTAATAAACTGCGCAAAGTTATATTTAAAGACTTTACCGGTTTAGATATGCGACAAAAGCTTTCTATAGTTGGCAAGTTAGTCGGTCGTAAAGGCATTACTGAAAATGAAATATACGATGCAATGCTATTAATAAACGACAATGAAATTAAAATAACTGTTGCTAAATTAGCAGATACTTTAGGTTGTTCAACTAGAACCATATATAGAAATATGAGTAACGAACTTAAAAAAGAAAAAGAATTACTTAATCAACAAGTTAATCCGTTTGCAAACTAAAAACGATCTTGTTTCGATAATATAAAAGATGAAAAAATATAACATACAAAACTATATAAGATATAAAGAAGATTTAAAAGCTTCTATGCCTCCTGAAAAGTTTTACGACTATTATACTAGAGATGAAATGATAATTAAGTTTATGCCATTAGTAGAAAACTTAGCTCGTAAATTTTCAACCTCACAACAAGCTTCCGGCGTTTTAAGTATTAACGATTTAATACAAGAAGGAAACAAAGGTTTAATAATGGCGGTAGACAAATTAGATTGGGATCTATTAATTGATTCTGAAGATATTGAAAAAACTTTAAAAAGTTTCTTTAGTAAAAGAATTAAAGGATCAATAAGACGCGCAATAGATATTAATCGAGGTGATATTAAAATACCTGAACACAAGCTACAAGAGATTAGAAAAAACCCGGATGATGATAAAATGGTTTCGCTATTCTTTAATAGTATATTCACAAGCTACGATGTCCCTACCGACAATGATGATGAACACATGGCCTACCAGCTTGCAGATAATTCAGAACCCTATAATATAAATATACTTAATGCATATTTACTTAGCTTAATGAAAGAACACCTAACCCAAAAGCAATATGATGTTGTTAGATTATTTTACGGATTAGATTGTGATAAACATTCGGCTAAAGAAATAGCAGACTATATAAATTTAAAAGTTCCTACTGCAACAGTGATAGTTTCTCAAATTAAAAAAGAAGCTATTGACTGTCTTATCGCTAACGTTGACGCAACTCAAGTGATTGATTATCTTTAGTTTAAGTGCTTAACAAATAGAAAAAATACGTAATTATATAAATAAGAAAACCACAAACCATATGACCTTAAATGAAAAACTGGCAACGATCCAGACAAAGTTTAAATCTAAAAAATCCAGATTTAACTCCTTCGGCAAATACAACTTCAGATCAGCCGAAGACATCCTAGAAGCAACAAAGCCCTATCTATTAGAGTTAGGAGTTAGTGTAACAATCAATGAAGAAATTATCAGTTTTGATCCATTTCCAATAATGAATTCACAAGCAACGATTAGTGATGGCGATAATGCTATACACGCTAATGCTATTGTAGGTATTGATTTAAACCAAAAAGGTATGCAAATGCCTCAAAAGTTTGGCAGTGCCTCTAGTTACGGCAAGAAGTATGCGCTCGGTAATTTATTTTTAATTGACGACACAGCAGACAGCGATGCTACAAATTCACACGGACGAGCTTCCGCAGCTAAAAACAAAGAAACCTTAACCTCTAAAAAAGATCCAGCATATAGTAAAGCGATCGACTATGTAAAAGCAGGTGGTAAAATTGAAGCTATAAAAGCTAAGTATTCTTTATCTAAAGAGATAGAGGCAGAATTAAAAACACTATAAATGGACGACAAAGTAGCTATTGAAAAATTAAGGAAAGATGAAAACTATTATGGTAAGTTTGGGAAACAATACTTATCTAATAGTGACATATCAACCTTAATGACAAACCCTTTAGCGTTAGGTACACCTATGAAACCATCAGCAGCTTTTTTAGTTGGCGGTTACTTTCATACTGCTATTCTTGAACCAGACAAGTTAAAGAAGTACAAGATAGTAGAAAGTTCAACTAGAAATACCAAAGCGTATAAAGAGATCTCAGGCGGAGAGCTATGTCTTCTACAAAAAGAGGTTGATCAAATTGATCTAATGACAGATAAGTTAATGGAAAACGATATCTGTAGAGGATTAATAAGAGGATCTAAAGTAGATTATGAACAGCCTGCGATTACAGAATTAGAAGGATTGAAATGGAAAGGTAAAGCGGATATTGTAAATCATGAAGAAGGTTTAATCATTGATTTGAAAACCACCGGAGATATTACAAGATTCAGAAGCTCAGCTTACCGTTACAATTATGATTCTCAAGCTTATATTTATAGTAAATTATTTGGTTATGAGATGTTATTCATAGTAATGGATAAAACAACACACCAAATAGGAATATTTGATTGCTCTCCTGAATTTTATGAAAGAGGCGCAGACAAAGTTCAACAAGCGGCAGAACAATATAAATTGTTTTACCAAAACCCGGATTTTAATCCAAACAATTATTTTATTAACAAAACCCTTTAAATTATGGGAAGAACCAGAAGAAACCAAACAAAAGTATGTACAGTAACGGGAGTTGAAACCGATGTTACAAATTTTTACACCAATCAAAACCATGTAAAAGCCGTAGACAACTTAAGGCGGAATAGCGGCGCAACAAAGAAACAGTTGCAAAGAATGTTTAATCAAGTAAATCAATATTAAAAATGGCAAGTATTATTAAAGCGAGTATCAATCTGAACGAGATACCAAAAGACAAAATCATTATTGGAAAGAAAGGTAAGTATTTACCTGTGACTATTACTATCAATGATGAAGTAGATCAATTTGGAAATCAAGGTCCGATTGTTGTAGCACAAACAAAGGAAGAGCGAGAAGCTAAACAAGGCAAGACTTATTTAGGAAACGTTCAAGTAGTATGGACTAACGGTGACAATGTTGCTGCTGCTCCAAGGCAAGACCAACCAGCTCAGGCAGCTCCGGCTCCTGCGCCTGCAGATGATCTACCGTTTTAATGCACTATAAAAACAACGGCGAACTAGCGTGTCAAATGTGTCACGCTGGTATGTCGCAAGAAGAAATAGATTTTTGCGATATATGCCCAGAATGCAGAGACGGGGATTAACAATTAAATTAAATTAAATGCAGACATTAGAGATCAATGGATTTGTTATTGATGAATTCAATATACATAAGCTTGAAGAGGGAAAGAAGCAGGGTATATGTCCCAACTGTTCTCACGATAGAAAACCCAAGAATCAAAAGGCAAAGTGTGCGTCTTATGATTGGGAACGGGGTCTCGGTACTTGTCATAATTGTAATACATCATTTCAATTACATTCTTATCAACGTAAAGGTAAAGCTGAAAAGGTATATGTTAAACCTGAACAGCCCGATCCAGAATATCCTGATAAGTCATTTGCTATACGCGATCAAGTAATTGAGTGGTTTAAAACTCGTGGTATATCTCAGGGAACTCTCTTCGATCTAAAGATTGGAGAGGGTCCTGAATATATGCCTCAGACCGGTAAAACCGAGAATGTAATAAAGTTCAATTATTTTATGGGCGGCGAATTAACAAATGTTAAATACCGAGATGGAAGAAAGAACTTTAAATTATATAAGGGTGCTGAGAAAGTATTCTATAATATAGACAGCATAGTAGGCTATGAATATTGTGTTATAGTTGAAGGCGAAATGGATGTGTTAGCTTTACATGAGGCAGGTATTACTAACGCTATATCTGTTCCTAATGGGGCAACACTTAATACTAACAATTTAGATTATTTAGACAATTGTATAGATTATTTCGAAGACAAGGAAAAGGTTATTTTAGCCGTAGATTCAGACGAAGCTGGACAGGCGTTACAAACTGAGCTAATACGTAGGCTAGGATCAGAAGTATGTTATATAGCTACATTTGATGACTGTAAGGATGCTAACGAATATTTATTAAAGTATGGAAAAGAAAAACTATCAGAGCGTATTTCAAGATCAAAGCCAGTACCACTGGAGAATGTTACAACGTTCAGGGATATCGAAGATGAAGTCACGGACTTTGTTCGTAATGGTTTCAAGCCTGGCTTTCAAATTGGTTTGGAAAACTTTGATAATATATTTTCGACGTACACTGGTCAGTTTATTACTGTTACTGGCATACCCTCTTCGGGCAAGTCGGATTTCGTGGATCAGATGGTTGTCGGATATAATGCGAACTATGGTTGGAAAACAGCTTTCGCATCTCCAGAGAACGTACCAACATATTTACATGCTCATAAGTTAATGCGTAAAACTTGGCAAGGCATGCCAACTAGGAATGATATTGGAGGTGATAAATGGAATCAAATAGCGGATCATTGCAATAGCAATTACTTTCACATCGATATGGAACGTTATACTTTAGAATCAGTACTTAAAAAAGGTGCTGAGCTAGTTAAACGTAAAGGTATTAAATGTTTAGTTATAGACCCATTTAATAAAGTAAGGGACATAGACTGTAAGACTGAAGATGTTAATAGGTACACCATGGAATACCTAAGCAAGATAGAAATGTTTGCTAAGAAGTATGATGTATTGGTGTTTATTGTTGCCCACCCTACTAAGATGTATAAAAATCAATCCACTGGAAAGATTGACGAACCAACTATGTATAACATCAAAGGCGGTGGTGAATGGTATGATGCTTCTTATCACGGTATATTAGTTCATAGAGATTACGAACAAAAGACCGTAAAAGCCAAAGTGTTAAAGATTAAGTTTCAAAACTTAGGAGAGAATGGTGCTGAAGCTCATTTTAAATGGGAACCAAAGTCAGGTTGTTTTATACCTCACGAGCAAATTAATTTAGCTGGTGAAAAAATGCCATGGGAATAGATGCCTAGTATATATGGAAAACGCACAAAACCTATGCCGCTTTACACTTATTCAGATGAAGAATTTAAGTGGTATAAATATTGTGTAAATAATAATATAAGAATATCACCATATGGAATACAAGGAGATTCTGATCACTGGCATATAGCTATTAGTTTAGGAGCATACAAAAAATGGGAAAAGCCTAACTTGTCGCCCAGCAAGTATTGTAGAAAAACAATTTGGCCGGAATACTATAAAATGTGTAAATATTATTATGATAAATATAGAAAATGAATATAGAGGACTTATGGCAGGAATTCTCTACGGAGGATTTAATAAGGCGGACAGAACAGGGACTGGGACGAAGTCTGTCTTCGGAAGAACGGTTAAGCATGATATGTCACTTGGCTTCCCTATACTTACAGGAAAGAAGATAAGCTTTAATGCTGCAAGAACTGAATTGCTTTGGATATTAAACGGCAGAACTGATCTTAAGTACTTAGAAGATAATGGAGTTAAGTATTGGCGACCAGATTATGAACGTTCAGGCAGAACTGATGAAACTTTAGGCCCTGTATATGGAAAACAATGGCGTGATTTTAACGGCGTAGATCAGCTCGAAAAGCTTGTGTATAGCATAAGTACTAATCCAAATTCTAGACGTCTTATGGTTAGCGCGTGGGCTCCACATGAAATGAATGATATGGTTTTGCCTCCATGCCATTATACTTTTCAAGTATATATTAATAACGGAGTTATTGATTTAATGTGGCAACAACGTTCAGCTGATGTGTTTTTAGGTTTACCTTACGATATTGCGATGTATGGTTTATTATTAGAAATGCTAGCTAAAGGTGCTGGGTTAAAGGCTGGAAAATTAATTGGTCAACTTGGTGATTGTCATTTATATAATAATCATCTAGAACAAGCTAAAGTATATTTAGACAGATCAAAAAGAGTACTACCTAAATTACAATTAGACCAAGGCATATATACAACGCCAGGTGTATATTCGTGCACTCAGTATGGTGGTGAAATATATATACCTAAATCTGATGAAATAAAATTATTAAAATACAATCCTTATCCTGCTATTAAAGCGGAGCTGAGTGTTGGTAACTAAAAACAAATATGTATAAAATTTATCACATTCCTGGTAAAAAAATTGGAGTTACACGTAATCTTAATAAAAGAGTTACGGAGCAACAAGGTTATGGTCCAGGCGAATACGAAGTTTTATTTACAAGTGATGATATTAATTTAATATCTAACAAAGAGATAGAACTTCAACAGTCTTATGGCTATAAAAAAGATCGGACACTTTATAAAAATTTATTCAAATCAAATATGAAAATAAATCCAACAGAACAAACAAGTACATTTCCCGTGCCATTAAATAAACTCAAGGGCAACCTTGTAGATAACTTAGGAATAGAATGGGAAACACCAGAGTTTAAGTTTAAATTACAAAAAGAACATATACCCTGGATAATGCAGAATGCTAAAACCTCGATGTATAATAATAATCGAAGCTACATTTATAACAAGGCTTTTTATGAAGCCTTTTTTAATCCAAAACATGATCCAAACGTAATACCAGATAGATTTGATCTTATAAGATTTTGGGCTAAAGATAAAGGTATATATGCCAAAGGTAATTCACATACTCAATATGTAAAGCTTATGGAAGAAGCTGGAGAGTTAGCTGCTGCGTTACTTAACGAAAATAAAGCTGAAATTGTAGATGCGATTGGCGATATGGTTGTTGTGTTAACTAATTTAGCTGAATTAGAAGGTATTAAAATAGAAGACTGTGTTGATACAGCTTACAATGTAATAGCTAGAAGAACAGGCGTAATGCACAATGGAACATTTGTTAAAACAGGAGTAAAAGAAACACTATGAGTAAAAAACAAATAGAATTTAGAGACCCAGTTGTTGAACGTGTTGTAGATAAGTTTGTGTCTAGATCGGATGTGGGCTTTGCAAAGTACGGAGTAACCCTTGAAGGCGATAAGTCAAATATATTCGCATGGGTTAATCATTTACAAGAAGAATTAATGGATGCTGTATTGTATCTTCAAAAGTTAAAAGAATCAACTACTGAGGAACTTCAAGAAGCATTATTAAAAAACTACGAAGTTCATGAAGAGGAGACCTTATAAAAGAAAAAAGAAGCGTGGTCCTGTTGTAAGTAAAAAAGTTACTTATGACGGGATTAACTTCGCTTCGGGATTAGAGCGTTATATGTATATGGCTTTGAAAAAAGCAAAAATCAAAGCTAAATACGAAGGAGAGACTTTTGTTTTACTAGCTGGCTTTCATTTCGATAATGAAGTATATGAAAGACAGTCTAACGGTAAAGGTGATTATAAAAATAGAGGATGCAAGCGTATATTACCTATAAAATATACACCAGATTTTATTGGTGATGATTTTATAATTGAAACAAAAGGCAGAGCTAACGAATCATTTCCAATGCGTTGGAAATTGTTTAAAAGATTAGTTATGAATCAATTTCCTAATGTAACATTATATAAACCACAAAATCAAAAAGAATGCGACGAGACAATAAGTATAATCCTTTCGAAAAGAAAAGATTAGCTAGACAAAAGTATGCGGAGCGTCAAATTGATAAGTTTGTAAAATGGAGCTGGGAAGTTAGAGGCAAAGTTAAGTATAAAGAATTAGTAGAAATAATGGATAGATATAATATAAAAGTTTATGGAGGAAAATAGAGAAAGAGGTTGGATTATAACTGTAGGATTATACCCTGGAATATTGTTCGGGGCGAGATCATATAAAGAAAAAGATTTTACGACACACGTGTTTTACCTACCTTTTGTAGATTTAGCAATTGAAATTGATAATTAATGGGGTTGTTTGATGAGCGCATAGCGTATAAACCGTTTGAGTACCCTGAATACTACACTGAAGGTTGGTTAAAACAAGCACAAGCATTTTGGTTACATACAGAAATCTCAATGCAAAGTGATATTAAAGATTGGAATGAAAAACTTAACAAAAAAGAAAAAAATCTCGTTGGGAACATACTTCTTGGATTCGCGCAAACCGAATGCGCTGTTTCAGATTATTGGACCCAGAACGTCGTATCGTGGTTTCCTAAACACGAGATTAAACAAATGGCGATGATGTTCGGCTCGCAAGAGACTGTTCACGCCGTAGCATATAGCTACTTAAATGAAACATTAAAATTAGAAGATTATGAAGCGTTTTTACACGAGCCTGCTACGAGTGCTAGGTTCGATAACTTGGTTGCTTACAGCGGCAACGACAGCTTGGGTATTGCGAAAAGTTTGGCAGTATTTTCAGCTTTCGCCGAGGGAGTCAGCCTTTATTCTGCTTTTGCTGTTTTGTATTCTTTTCAGCTACGCAACTTGCTCAAAGGAATCGGACAACAAATGAAGTGGTCAGTAAGAGATGAATCATTGCATAGTAAAATGGGGTGTAAACTATTCCGAGATATGTGCAATGAAAATGATCAATTACTGAATTTATGTAGAGAAGATATAATAAAAGCCGCTAAAACAATGGTGGTTTTAGAAACTAAGTATATTGATAAGATGTTTGAAATGGGAGATATAGAGGGTATATCTGCTAATGATTTAAAACATTTTATAAAGAAAAGAGCAAATGAAAAACTTGTTGAACTTGGCTACATTGACCTTGGGAACTATTTCGCGTATGACAAAAACGCAGCGTCTAATCTTGATTGGTTCTATCATCTTACCGGCGGGGTCACTCATACTGATTTTTTCGCAATTAGGCCGACGGACTATTCAAAAGCTGGCGAAGGGGAAGACTTCGAAGACATTTGGTAATATTATAACCGAAAAAGAAATATATGAAGATCTCTATAACTAAAAGAAGAATGCTGAGATTATTAGCTTATACTAATAAGTTAACGTCATATCAAAAGTTTGCCTCCCGTATTGGATATATGGGGGCAGGCTTTTTAATAGCAGCACAATGGACAATTGAACCAATGCTATACATAATAGGTTTTGTTTGTGTGGTTATACAAACCTCATCACGAAAACAATGGAATCTTGTAGCATTAAATATTAATGGGCTTATAGCCTGGATAACACACTTTATAAAATAATGTGGAATGAAAACTGGAAAAAAGGTGAAGACTACCCTGCGTGGGGTAATAACGACGTATACAAGAAGACTATATCCGGGGGATATTTATTTGACGGAGAAACACCTAGAGAAGCATACATGCGAGTCGCTAAAACAGTTGCTCGTAGGTTATATAAGCCTGAAATGGCTGAGGTATTTTTTAATTACATCTGGAATGGTTGGCTGTGCCTTGCTAGTCCGGTACTCTCAAACACTGGGACTGATAGGGGCTTGCCTATTAGTTGCTTCGGCATTGACGTTGCTGATTCGATACAGGATATTGGCCAAAAGAATTTAGAAATGATGCTACTCGCTAAGCACGGCGGTGGAGTTGGTATCGGTATAAATCAAATAAGACCCGCTGGCGCAAAAATAACAGGCAATGGAACAAGTGACGGGGTTGTCCCTTTTTGTAAAATCTACGATTCAACGATCCTTGCAACTAATCAAGGGTCTGTCAGACGAGGAGCTGCTTCAGTTAATATTAACATTGAGCACGACGATTTTGATGAGTGGCTTGAAATCAGAGAACCTAAAGGAGATGTTAACAGACAATCGCTTAATTTACATCAATGCGCAATTATTGGCGATAAGTTTATGCGAAAGCTTGAACAAGGAGATAAGGATGCTAGAAATAGATGGAGTAAACTACTTAGAAAGCGAAAAGCAACTGGAGAACCTTATATCATGTTTAAGGGAAATGTTAACAAATCAAATCCAAAAGCATATAAAGAAAACGGATTAAAAGTTCATATGACAAATATATGTTCTGAAATCACATTACACACAGATGAAAATCACAGCTTTGTTTGTTGTTTATCATCATTAAATCTAGCAAAATATGAAGAATGGAAAGGTACAAACCTTATATACGACGCTATATGGTTTCTCGATGGCGTTATGGAGGAATTTATTCAAAGAGCCAAAGGACTTAGAGGTTTTGAAAATGCCATTCGTTCTGCTACTAAAGGACGAGCGCTTGGGCTGGGTGTACTCGGATGGCACACCTATCTCCAGGAAAACGGAACTCCTTTTGAAGGTCTCCTTGCTCAGTTTGAAACTAGGAAAATATTTTCGCAGATTAAAATTGAAAGCGAAAGAGCTTCCAGAGATCTTGCTGAAATTTATGGTGAACCTTTGTGGTGCGCTGGTACTGGTTATCGTAATACTCATTTGCGCGCTATTGCTCCCACTGTTAGTAATTCAAAGCTTGGTGGCAATGTTTCACCAGGAATAGAGCCTTGGGCTGCCAACGTATTTACAGAACAATCGGCTAAAGGTACTTTTATAAGAAAAAACCCTACATTAGTAAAGTTGCTAAGGAAGCTTAAAATTAATACAAATGAAACATGGGATAAGATACTTGCAGATGGCGGTAGCGTTCAAGGTTTATCTGAACTTGATGATATTACTATTGGCTCCCACGAAATACCTGCAAAAGAAGTATTTAAGACGTTTAAGGAAATTAATCAATTAGAGTTGGTTAATCAAGCAGGAATAAGACAACAGTATATAGATCAATCTGTTAGTTTAAATTTAGCTTTTCCTGCTATAGCTACGCCAAAATGGATAAATAAAGTGCATTTTGAAGCGTGGAAAAAAGGAGTGAAAACATTATATTATACTAGAACAGAGAGTGTTCTACGTGGAGATATTGCACAGCAAGCGATGAGTGAAGATTGTCTTGCGTGTGATGGTTAGTTTGTTTAGTTAGTTAGAAAAAGGGTGCTGGAAACGGTGCCCTTTTTTTATATATAACAATATTCATTATAAGCATCAAAACAAGGACAAGATTTTCTAGCGAATTCGTTGTGGCCATGTATCGTTGCTTTCGAATGCATTTTTTTTAATGTTTTAAGAAGTAATAGAAGGCTTTCTTTTTGCTCTGGCGTTCTAGTATCTTTTGGATCTAAATGTTCATCTAGACCTCCTATATAACATATCCCAATACTTCCCTTGTTGTGGTTTTTTACATGAGCCCCTTGCTTATCTATAGGCCTACCGTACTCAATGTTTCCGTTTAAAGATACAATATAATGATAACCAATGCCGCTCCATCCTCTATCTCGATGCCACCTATCTATAGTAGCTGCGGATATATCTTCACCTTCTTTTGTAGCGGAACAGTGTATTATTATTTTATTTATCTTCCTCACGCACTTTTGACCATTTAGATATAGTATAACCTATAGTTACTACTAATAATATTATTTTTAACCAATCCTCTATTTGTGTAAAGGTTGTAACTCCTAGTGTACTACCGTTTATAGCGTATAACTTTATTTCTTGTAAGTTCATGTTTTAATATTTGGTAACTCTACCTTTAGTGTTCTTTTCTTTTTGGGCTTTTGCTTTGGATTCGGGAGTAACTTCACTCCAGGTTTTTGGTGTTTTATTAGATACTTTTTTAGTTGGCCTGAATGTGTTTTCCCCTTCTGAGTAATCTTCATTACCCTTTGGGGTTTTCCAGTCTTCTTCAAACCATCTTTTTAAAGCAAGTCCTTCTTTGCTTTTTCTAACTTGTTTGCATGGTGATTTATAGGCCATAGTTATTTAGATTTATTTCCCCAGTTAGCAGCGCCTACTTTTCTACATTTTGCTAAAGCTCCACTTGCATAAGCTGAAGGCCATTTTTTATATCTACTTTTTACTTTACTATAGCAAGCATCTTTTCTTGTTGCAGGAGAAGACTTGGAACAGTTGCAGTTCTTGTCTTTGCACTTATTACAATATGTAGTAGCACCTACTTTGCTTGTTTTTGCTGTAATTGGTTTGCTCATATTATTATCTTTTTTTCCATTTGCTTGTTTTTCCAAACTTATTTGGTGTGTCTTTCTTTTGTACCAATCCTAAATCCCACTGGCTATATCCTAATAGCAATGCTACCTTTTGCCAATACTTAGTTTCATCGCTAAATACCATTCTAACATTATCCATTTTTCTTATAACTCTATCCAAAGGAATGTTAGTAAAAGCAGATACAGATTGGCCGATTGCATAAAAAGCGGGGTTATCTAATCCAAAGCCAACCATTTTTTCTCTAGTTGTTTTATAACTAAAAGCTCTACCTGTACTAAGTACTTTTCTTATTTTAGAATCTACAGGCGGGGATATACTAAGCATCCTTAAGCCAGCTTGAGTATAATCTGGTCGATCTTTTTTAGATTGTTTATTTACTTCAAATAATATATTTTTAATTGTTGAAGCTATAGCCCCATATACTCCGGTACCACGTAACAGAGAATCTAACATAGAATTAGCCGCTCTTAGTTGCTTATCCTCAATCATTTCCTCATCATCATCCTCAAACAAAGCAGCAAACATAGCTGACTGCAATGAAGAGAATATCATATTTTGTACCGTTGTATAATATATTATTTTAGTTATATTAGTTTTATCATCACCACGCCTGTTTTTAAGATCTAAAACAGCTTTCTTTGTTAGCCTCATGTATTGCATAGGTGTATTAGCAAAGGCTAATATAATACGCCCTAATGGACTTGCTTGCTGTTGAGATACTCTATCTGGTCTTGAAGACTGTTGTGTTTCTTCTGCTATTTCTTGAAACTCTAATAAAGCTTTTTCTTTAGCTTGCTTTTCTGACATGCCTTGTGAAACATAAGTATTTATTCTGTTTCTAACAAAAGATGCGCCACCCATAGCTATAGCAAAACTATCTGCTATTTGCGTAGGTAAAAACCCAGCTTTTAACACTGCGCTAAGTGCTGCTTTATATTTATTAGTTGCCGTTTCTGCGGCTCTTGCTATGTCGTCAGCATTAACATCATTCTTTAATCCGGATCTTCTTTGTTTTAAAAAGTCAGAATTAAACAGCATACTGAAGTCTTTCCAAAATTGATCTTGATTAGCAAAAGCTTCCGCTGCAGCAATAGGATTATTATCTCCCCAATTTACAAAGTTTACAATAGATAATGTTTGCAGCAATGCAGATCTTGTATTAAAGAACATTATAGTACCAACGGAGTCATTTACCCAATTCATAAAATTATTGGTAAGCTTATTTGCTCCTATTGGTCTGTTACGACCGGTCTTCATTCTGTATAACATGTCTTCAAGAGCTTCTGTGTAGTTTTCACCAAATTGAAGTCTAAGTTTATTCATGTTATCCTTAGAGAATACCACATCTACGTTTTGCTGCCAAGCTTCCAAAAACTCAGCTCTCTTAGATGTGTTTATCATGTTAATAGCATCCGTTGTTATTGTGCCAGCATACCAATTGCTAGTAGGCTCAGGATAACCACCTAAAGTAGATTGTATTTGTTTTGCAAAATTTAATAAAGCTTGATCACCTTGAACAACCTTAATTAAATCACTACGCTCTTGCTTAGATAAACCAGGTATTTCGTGACCATTTTTTGCCCACAATATAACTCTTAAAGCCATTTCATTTGTAAAACCTGTAGAATTAGTTTTTTCTAACCCCGAGGGAACATCCTTAAAGCTTTTTACAAGTTGCTTAACAATAGCTGTAGCATTTTGCTTATAAGATTCAAAATCTCTATACCCTTTAGCGTAAGGATCTAATAAAGCTTCCTTAAACCAGGCAGCGTGAGCGTCTCCCTGTTTACCTTTGCCCATTAAAGGGTAAAGCAAACCAACAAAATCCTCCGCAGAATATGGTACAAAAAACTTAAATTTGTCTTTTGTTTTGCCTATAACTTTACTAGCAGCTTCAAATACTTTAGTACTAGAAGAAACGCCAGTAACGTCTTGTATAATGTCATTAAAATCTTTATTCAAGTTTTTAGAGAATTGAACTTTAGCTTGATGCACTTTAGATTTAACATCGGCCTCTTCAAGAACCCCTTGCACTGCTTTAACATTTTTGTAAGCATCATCTGCAAAATAGAAATCGTTATAGCCTTCGGCTACTTTTCCAACAACCCATTGTGCTTTAGCTAAGGCCGTTCCGTCGCCTAAGCCCACTATGTTTTCCAATTTGATATCTAAGCCAATACCTTTTAAAAACTCGTGTATAGCATATTTTGAATTCGCTGGTCTAGCTGTTAAAATAAAAACATTGTCATTGCCAAACTTTTTATTTCGAGCTATGGCTTTATCAAACATAGGACCTTTAGCGCCTTTCATTACTTTGCTGAATTCACTAAAATCAAATTCAGCGCCTTGCTTTTCAAGACTATCGGCTTGCAATGCAAACTCAGTTGCATTTATTTTTCCTCTAGTACCATTTGGTAAAGTATATAATACATTGCTTTTTGTAGTTGCTAGTGTATCGTCGAAATCCCAAACGCTAATTCCTTTTTGAGGAGCGTCGGGTCTATTAATCATTGCTTTAGCTTTATTAATAGTCTTGCTAAATTGCAATAATTTATGGTTTTTCATTTCCTCCTGTACCTGTTTTTGTTGAGAAGGAGTTAAATATTTATAAGTTCTTTCAAACCTTTGTTTATTCTTAAAAGCTTTAGTTTTACCAAACAATGCCATAGTAACCACATCTCGCATATCAAATGGATCCCACGCAGGTTTACTTTTAGAAAACTGAATTCTTTTAAAATTGCTATTTATGGAATCAGAGCTTATTATAGACATAGTAGACCCTTCGGCTAAAGCGTCTGCAGCTGGTGTTGTTAATTGGGCATACATTTTAAGTATGAATGTCATTTTACCATTGGCTTTAGGCGCACCTTTTTTTAACCATGCTCTAGTAAATAGATCGCCCTCAAATTTAGGTATCGGCAGCCCAGCTATATTTTCACCTACATGAAATGTACCAATGTCTAAAAATCCTATATAATGAGTATCTTTTCCATTATATATGGCTTCTACCATTTTTTCATTTAAGCCATTTATATAAGTTACAGATTCTTTATATAGGCTGTCTCCTAAATTTAATTCTTCATATTGCTTAGGTGTTAGCTCTATATAGCCTGAATCAGTTATATAATTTTCACCAGGATAATTTTTAGCCATAAATTTATCAACCTTACTAATAAAGCTTTGTAATGGCTTGCTATTTTTTATAGCATCCATAACTATTTTATTACTTTCCTCACCTATTTCACGAGTAGTTTCCATTTTAGATGAATCGTGGTAATTTTTTATGTTTGTGCTAGTTATCCTAGATGTCTTATTGTATTTTATTTCAAATATATATTCTTTTTGCTTATGCTTAATAATAATATCTGCTGAGGTATCTCCTGACTTATCTCCAGGTCTTTTAGAAATAACTTTAATACCTGGTGTTTTAGAAAAAACATCCCAAACAACTTGTTCAGCTAATACTCCATTAGTATACTCTTGTTTTGCTTTAAAAGAATCAAGTATATTAGTATAATCTTTAAGAGTGTTTTTCCAAACTTTTTCCCAAAGCTCAGGGCCAAGTTTTTCTTCTATGCTCTTTAAAGACTTATTGTATTTTCTTCTTGTAGGGCTTATTGTTTGAGATATTATTTGCGCCGCTAATTGAGCCATCGCTATAACTCCATCGCTTTTATAACCTAATTTTTTAGAAATAGCAGCTTTGTCTTCCTTGCTTAAACTTTTTGAAAACTGAATAATATCAAATCCTGTTTTTTCGCCTTTGTATCTGTCTATTTGAGATTCTAACTCATTTAATTGAGCTTCAATAGCTATAGAATTTACTACATCTACAGATTGAGATGGAGCCAAGGACTGTATTTCTTTTAATGAACTTAGATTGTCTACAGTCGCAATATCTGCAACAATTTGTTTTGTTACAGGTGTTAATATTTCTCTAAATAATTGCTTTTGTCTTTCTAATATTGTAGATTTTTTGCCATCTACAAAGTATTTAAAGAATTTAGTTTTATCTATTTTCTTTATCCTAAATATAGGGTTGCCTTCTGCAGTTACTTCTCTACCTATACGTTCTATTTCAAATAGCTTACTATAGCTTTTCTTTATGCTTTTAATAGGTAAAGCTTTTGTTATAATATCAAAAGTCTTGGGATCTTGCAAAAAGTCAATATAAGCAGGGGGTATTACAGTGTCTGGATATGTTCCACTAATTGCACCCACTTTTTTAAGGAGCTTTTTGAACAATTGCTTATTTATGTAGTCTTCTAGCCACGATACAATATATGTATTTCTACCTTTTTTAACAGAAACGGTTTCTGACAATGTACCTTTCTGAACACGTACCCTAATTTCTTTTTCAAGCTCAGATTTAATATCTTTTACTAAATCGTCATCAACAATGTCTAGCTCGTCAAAAGTAGCTTGACCTCTTTCTACAGACTCCTCAGAGGTTGTAGATTTCTTTTTAGGTGTAGGCTCAGTAGTAGGCTCTGTTGATGGCTCCTTTGTTAAATCTTCTATTTGCTTAGCGTCTATACGCCCCACATACATTCTTTCAGCCTCTGGGCGATTGTAATCTTCTCTAACGGCATCTCTAATCCTAAGACCTATTCTTCCATTTAAAAAGCCATACAGGTCTCCTCTGCCGTCCCATTGTAAATCCTTGTTAACACCTTGTTTGTTTGGCCTTAATATTTTTTCTAATACATCAAATGTAAACTCCTCTCTAGTGGATGGATCTAGGTTGGAAAACCTATTATTTATTTGTGTACCAATCATTGAAGGTAGCTCAGCTCCTATTTTATTTCTATTTACAGCACTTTGTACTTGATCAGCAGGTATTTC